CAGTTACAGTGGATGGTCCAGGCATCGCAGAGGCAAATGTCGCCTCGGAACCACTGGCTCTCACCGCAGATGGGTTGGTTTCACTCCATCACTCGCCCTCCCTAATAATCCAAGGGCATCCAGGACGACATGCAGCGCCTCTGCGACGCCCATCGACGGCACGATTCGACGCGGTTCCCCACGTTCGTCCGCGCCACCCACAATTGCTGCGTCGCCGTCGTAAACTCGTCGCGTGAACTCAAGGTCGGCATTGCGCGCGCGGAGCCGTCGCACTTCTTGCAGGAGGCACGCGATCGCCATGCTAAAATCAGCTGGCGCACATTGGAGGTTGGCGCTACCGGCGATCATCAACTCCATCAGTTCGTGCGGGTCCATCCGTTCGCGGATGTCAGGGAGAGCGTTCAATCGAGTTACCTCACAGTTCGGGGGGCATGGGCCGTGAATGGCCGACCAAGCGAGCGTCGTAATAGCGACGGAAAGTGGCCAACGACGTATGGCCGAGGTGTTGGGCGCCGGCGGCTTCTCCATGGTTCGCGGCGACGTAGCTTCCGCTCGATCTCCGCAACCACTTGAACGTGCCCCGCCGAATACCGGCTGCTTGCACGATGCGTTCGAAGTGCAGGCCGAAGCGATTCGGCCGATAAGGCCACAGCAAAGGCCATGGGCGAGCAATAACTTGCAGCGACTGCACCGTTTCCGCCGTCAATTGATGCACCGTTCGCTGGCCGCTCTTGGCCGACACGACGACCAGCAGGTCCCGCACCACGTCGTCCATGGAGACGCGCCAGACGTCGCTGCGACGCAGGCCGGTCTCCCAGGCCAGGCGGATGGCAGCCCACCAATACGCGGCTTGAGCGACGCCGTTGGGCAGCGCGCCAGCCAGACGCCTGGCGACGCTCAACAGCTGCCGCACTTCTTCGACCGTCCAGCACTGGGGCACGCCGACCCGAACCTGCGGCCGACGGATCTTTTCCGGCGCCGCGGGTGACGCCATGCCCTCGCGTGCCAGCCACCCCCACAGTGCCAGGATGGTATTGCGGTAGTTGCGGCGCGTGGCAGCCGAGCGGTGGACGGTCGCTAGCCAAGCATTGACGGTTGCGACGTCCAACGCGGTAACGTCGTCTCGCTGGGCGAACGCGACGAGCGATCGCACCACCTGTTCGAAGCCGCGTCGGTATCCGGTGCAACAGTCGCGACATGCGAAATAGTCGGCCATCAAGGCCATAAGAGAGGGTTGAGCGAACACGAGCGACACTCCGTTGAGTGCCGTCCCTGGTCAGTTCCGTGGCCGCTCCCGGCCGAGTTCCGGCAGGTTCCTGCGTCTAGGGTAATCGGGCGTGGAGGGGGTCGATGCGGCAAGCCGCGTGGTGGTGCGGCAGGCCACAAGGTTTTTCGTGGCGTCACAACGACTATTCGGGTTGTTCCGGCCAGTCGCAGGGGTCGTCATCCGGCGGCGCCGTAGCGCGAATCGCGCCGCGGCGAGCGAGCCGCTCCAAGTAGGGCGCCGGATCGGCCGCCATGCGGGCCTGCTCCGCGAGCCAGACGTCGATGCCGCGGTCGTCGAGGTGGGCAGGCTGCTCGTACGCGGGGTTGCGCACGGGGGTCGTGGGGGCTTCCAGCCCCGAAGTCTCGCCCGGGGAGGCAGTCGCGCAGGGAGTGCAGGTTCGATTCCTGTCATCCCCATTCGCCTGCGAGGCGGCTGCCGGGGGGGCGTTCGCAGGCCCCGCGGCAGCGGCAGGTGACAGGCCGGTCGAGGGTAGGTGCATGTTGGATCTTAGCTTTCTCAGGAGGAACTCAGGTTGGCAACCCGGCTGGGTTGGCCCCCAAGTGGGCCAGGTCATGCGGCAAAGGATCTTAGCAGCGCTGCAAGCTCCGTGATCTTGAGGTGTCCGAGCGTGCCGTCAGAGCGGCGGAACTGGATCGTGGTGCCGTCATGACGGCAGGTGAGGGCGAAGTCGCAGCCGGGAATGCCGTGGTTGGGGTCGACGTAGCAGGCCAGTCCGCCGCCGTCGGCGTCGGCGCCGATCGCGAGGCTGTAGAAGTGGCGCTGGTCGGCGGGCTGGAACCGAATGACGCCCTCGTCGGCGTCGATGGTGATGGTGGCCTTGGCGCCGCTCAGGACGAGCCGGCTGGGGGTGAACTCGGCGGCCTGGGCGGCGGGGGTTTGTGCTTCGTGCATGGCTGGACTCCTGACTGGTGGGGAAGCGGGGGTTCGCGGTTACGCCCGGGCCAAACTCGACGAGCTGCGGACGGAACTGGCGGAGGCGGTGGTCGAGAGGGCGTCGCGCCACCCGCTGAACTGACATACGGCAGTCGGCGGGGGCCTGCTCCTCGGCTGCCCCTGCGGGGCGGCTTCCGCCGCTGCCTATTGTAATTGCCGCCTGAATGGGCGGCGCAAGTGCTTATGGCAGAGGGCGGGTACCGCGAGGTCCGCATGGCCGCCGATGGCCAGTACACCTCTGCCACCTATTGACACTACTATTTAGCGATGCCTATAACAAGGGCATGGAAATGATTGTCGACGACTTTGTCGCCAACGTAAATGCTTTGCTGCAATCGAAGGGTTGGAGCCGCGCGGAATTTGCGCGTCGCCTCGGAGTAACTCCGGGGTACGTCACGCAGATTCTGAACGGCCATCACGAACCCGGCCTACGAGTCGTTGAGGCCTGGGCAGAGGTGCTGGGCGTGAAAGCGTCGCGGTTGGTTCGCGAAACAAAGCTTGAAAAAATCTCCTGAATGCCACTTGATGGCGTTTAGTGATCTCTATACAATGCCGGTGTACTAAACATCGGCATTTCTTTTTGGCCCTCTCTGGCCAGTGGAAGTGCCCCTATTCGAAGGGAGCTTTCCATGCATTTCTCTGCGCGCGATTTGTGGTGGTCGTCCGGCTACGAGGACAAGTGCCGGACGTGGGACGCGGTGGACGAAGCCGAGGTGGACTTCGACGCCGCGCTGGACCGGTTGGCGGACGCCGCCGAGCGGCTGAACCAGGCGGTGGCCGAGGCGGAAGAGGACGGGTACTGCGGCGACGCCTGCGAGAAGGCGGCGTACGGGACGTTCCACGCGATCGTCGAGCACCTGCTCACGCACAAGCAAGTGCTCGAGCTGTGCCAGCGCACGCTGCCGTCGGCTGGCTGAGCTTCTTCCACCCCCTCGCGCGGGGCGTCCCATGTCGTGGGCGCCCCGCACAGCGTCCCCCCGTCCAGGAGTCCTCGCCATGTCCGCCACGCAGAAAATCCCCCCGGTCCCGACCACGGGCAAGTTCGTGGGCGAGCTGATCCTCGGCGCCGTGAAGCAGCACGCGCCCAATCGCTTCGCCGCCGACGCGCTGCTCGGGATGCTCTACCAGGTGCTCGAGGCCAAGGTCACCGCGTGCCACCAGTGCATGCGTTCGAGCGCGCCTTGGACCGACCGCATGGACGCCCAGCGCGACGAGCGGGTGCTCTTCGACCTGCTCGAAGCGCTGGAAGAGTAACGGACTGCGGCCCCCCGGGCGCGGCCGCGCGCCGCGTCCCGGGGCGTTTTGCCCAATCATTCACCCGGGCGGCGGCCTGCGCGGCCGCGCCCCTTCGCGGGAGTCAACGCATGAGCACGACCGCAGCCAAGCCCTACACGATCGAACGCTACGAGGACGAACGGGCCTGGAAGCGCGCCCGCCTGACGGGCGTGGGAGCCTCCGAGGCGGCCGCCGTCGTGCGGCTGTCGAAGTTCCAAGGCGAGTTCGGCCTGTACTGGCGGAAGATCGAGGGCCGCGTCGAGGACGAGGAGGGCGACGCCAACCTGGGGGCGATGGCCGAATGGGGCCACCGCCACGAGCCGGCGTTGTCCGAGTGGTTCCGCGAGCGGACCGACCACGGCATGTTCGCGATCCACGACCCGGGCGACTACACGATTTTCCGCAGCGTCGAGCGGCCGCACATGTTCGCGACGGTCGACCGCATGGTCACCGGCCCGCTGCACGACCGGGGGCCGTACCCACTTGAGCTCAAGGCAAGCTGGTTTTCGGCGGCACGCGAGTGGGGCGCGCGGATTCCGATCGGGTTCCAGTGCCAGCTCCAAATGCAGTTGTACGTAACCGGGGCGACGGCCGGATTCTTCGCCGTGCTGCTGAACGGCTACGACGCCCGCTGGTACCGCATGGAGCGGCACGACCGGTTCATCAAGCGGCTGTGCGACCGCGTCGACGCGTTCTGGGACCGCGTGGTGCGCCGCGATCCTCCGGAGCCGGACGGCCACAAGGCGAGCCTCGCCAAGCTGTTCGAGCTGCACCCGGAGGCCAGCGCGCGGGAAGTGGTCGACCTGCCGACGGAGCTGGCCGCGTGCGGCGCGGCGTGGGACGCGGCGGCCCAAGCCGAGAAGGACGCCCAACGGCGCAAGGACGAGATCAAGGCCCGCGTGATGGCGCGGATCGGCGACGCGACCCACGCCAGGCTGCCGGACGATTCGGGGTTCGCGTGGACCAACACGGCCCGCGGCCGGCAGTTCCGCCGGGTGGAGCGGGTGGCGGACCAGGAGCAGTGAGCCCGGGACGGGCGCGTGTTTCAACTCTCTCGCGATAAGGGGAACCGACCATGGCGACGAAAGTGGAAAGCTGGGGCGAACGCGTCCAGCGGCTGCGCGAGGCGATCGACGCCAACCGCGCGAAGATCTTCTCGGCGGCGGCCGCGGGCGTCGACGCCGAGCAGTACGTGAGCCTGTTCTTTCAGGCGATCGGCCGCAACAAGACGCTGGCCGAATGCACGCTCAGCTCGCTGATCTACGCGCTGACCGACTCGGCGGTGCTCGGGCTGCCGTGCAACTCGATCGAGGGCGACGGCTACTTGGTGCCGCGCAAGCGGAGCGTGAAGGACCGCGACGGCAACTGGACGCAGATCTGGGAGGCCCAGTTCCAAGCGGGCTACCTCGGCAAGCTGAAGCTCGCGTACGAGTCGCCGCTGATCGCCGGCATCACCGTCGAGACAGTCTTCGAGGGCGACACGCTGCAGGTGACCCTCGGCACGGTGCAGACGGTGACGCACATCCCGCATTTCGAGAGCGAGCGTGTGACGCACGTCTACGCGGTGATGTGGCTGGCGAGCGGCTGCCGCCGCGTCGTGTGCTGGAGCGCGTCGCGGATCGACTCGCACAAGGCGAAGTACAGCGCGGGCCACGCGCGGAAGGACTCGGCGTGGAACACGTCGTGGCAGTCGATGGCCCGCAAGACGGTGCTGCTGGACCTGCTGAAGTTCGCGCCGGTCTCGGACCGGGCGCGGCGGGTGATGCAGACCGAGGAGTACGAAAACGCCGGGGTCGACACCGGCCGGCTGCGGAGCGGTGACACCGCGCCGGCCGACGACCTCGATCGGCTCGCCGCGGGCGCGGAGGAGGACGCGGATCCCGCGCCCGCGAGCGAGGCCGAGCAGCAAGTGGAGAGCGAGATCCCCTGGTAACCCCTGCGAGCAAAGGAACACGCCATGAAGATCGTGGAACTACGCGCCCAAAACGTCAAACGACTATCCGCCGTCGAGGTGCGTCCCGACGGCTCCGTGGTCGTTATTGGCGGCCGCAACGGCGCGGGCAAGTCGTCGGTGCTCGACAGCATCGTGTACGCGTTGACGGGAGCGGGCTCGCTGCCCGGCAAGCCAGTCCGCACCGGAGCGGACGAGGCGGAAATCGTCGTCAAGCTCGACGGAGCCAACCCGCTGGTCGTGCGTCGACGGATCAAGAGCGACGGCCGCACGACGCTCGAGATTCGCCAACAGTCGGGCGACGTCGAGTCCAAAGTGACGAGCCCCCAGAAGCTGCTCGACTCGCTGTGCGGAGCGGTGGCGTTCGACCCCTTGGCGTTCACGCGGTTGCGACCGGCGGAGCAGGCCGACCTGCTACGTCGCCTGGTGGGCGTGGACACTGCCGGCCTCGACGCCGCGGAGGAGGACGCTTACGCCCAGCGGACCAGCGTCAACCGTGAGGTGAAGCAACTCGAGGCCGAACTCAAAGCGGCGCCGCGGCACGACGGCGTACCTGACGCTCTGCTGTCGCTGGACGAGCTGCAATGCGAGCTCGAGGAGATTCGCAAGCACAACGCCGTGGTCCGCGGCCTCGACCAACAACTGGCTGTCGCCCGCGATCAGCACGAGTGCCGGCAGCGACAGGCCGAGGACATTCGGGACGAGATCATCCGGCTCGAGATACAGGTTGAAGAGCGCAAAGCGCATCTTGCGGCGTGCGAATCGCAGATCGAACTCGATGCAAAAGCCGTGGACGAGGCGGTGGCGGCGTTTTCTGCTGTGGTAACGCGCGACGAGTGCGAAGTGTGGGACCGCATGAAGTCCCTGGAGAAGACCAACCAAAAGGTTTTGGAGAATCGCCGCCGCGCCAAACTGGAGCATGTATTTGCGGATCGCGTGCGAGCTTCCGACGCGCTGACGGAGCGGCTGGAAGAAATCCGCCGCGAGAAGCTTGAGCGTATGGCGGCGGCAGAATGGCCCGTCGAGGGCCTCGGATTCGACGCGGACGGCGTGACGTTCAACGGGCTGCCGTTCATGCAGTGCTCGAGCGCGGAACAACTCCGGATCTCCACCGCCATCGGACTCGCGCAAAACCCGACGCTCCGTGTGCTGCTGATTCGCGACGGCTCGCTGCTGGACGAAGACAGCCTCGCGCACGTCGCCCGGCTCGCCGAGGAGCACGACGCACAAGTTTGGATCGAACGAGTCGGCAGGGGGCAGGAATGCTCCCTCATCATCGAAGACGGTGCCGTTGAATTGCCGGCGGCGGAGCCGTCGCTCGCGTGATCGGACGCGAGGGGCACTTTCACGAAGTCTAGCCAAAGGAGTCTGGAATGGGATTGCGAGATTTGAATCTCCAGGGGCTCGCCCACATCGACGGGGGACGCGTGGACGTCGCGTTCAATCGTCATCTGCGGCGGGCGATCGAGGACTGCGAGGATCGGCCGGGCGATCGGAACGCGCGGAAAGTGGTGCTGACCGCGATTCTCCGCCCGGTGTGCCTGCAGGACGGAGCGGTGACGGACGTCAACGCCGAGTTTGAAATCGCGTCGTCGGTGCCCAAGCACATCAGTCGGACCGTCGAGTGTCGCATCAAGGCCAATGGCCGGGCGATCTTCAACGACCTGTCGGAGGACGACGTCGAGCAAATGACGATCGACGAAATCTGACCGCCGGGCGGTTTCTCCCCTTCGCTTCAACCAAGGAAACACGCAATGGAATTGCAAAAGGCCATCCAACTGATTCAGGAAACCGCCGTTCGCGCGGCGGGGCCGCACGAAGTGGTCGGCGGCAAGCGGCATGTGACGACGCTCTTCGCCAATGGAGAGTACGCCGCCTTCGAGCACGACCGGCCGCCGCGCCGCCACTCTGCCTGCGACATCCCCACGCTGCTGGCCAAGACGACGGACCGGTCGACGATCTGGCATCAAGGCGACCGCGTGATTGCTGTGCTCGACGACAGCGACGCGAGCCACCGCGAGGACTTCGTCGAGCTGAAGCTCGATCCGAGCGACAAGTGGACGGCCCTCGCGGACGCCGGGCGACCGCGGGAGCACGCCGAGTTCGTGCGGTGGCTGTACGAAAACCTGCGCGACGAGCTCAACGAGGCGAGCCCGGGCCTGCTGGGCGTGCTGCGCAACCTCCGATTTCGCACCGTGGACGACGAGGAAAAGTCGATCAAGCACGGGCGCGAGAGCATGGGACGCTCGATCGACAGCGAGATCACGGGCGCCGAAGCGATTCCCGAGACGATCAAGCTGCAGATTCGCCGCTGGTCGTCGATCGACTACTACGCGTGCGTGGAATGCGTGGTGCGGCTCGACACGCACGCCCGAACGCTGTGCGTAAAACCGCTGGCCGACGAACTCAGGCGGGCCGAGCACGCCGCCCAAGATTGGCTCGGCGATATGCTCGCGAACCAAGCGGATTGCCCTGTGCATTACGGCGCACCGTGAGCCACCCGCCCAGCGACAGGGTATCGCGCCGCCGCCCGGGCCGGCGTTGTCGCAGCCCGGACTTTTTTCACGCCACACGCGGGAGCGTTCCATGCCGCTAAGTACCGGCCTCGCACCTGGCACGGCCGCCGCCATCCGCCGCCGCTACCGCGCGGGCTATTCCATCGCGACGATCGCGCGCGAGCTGGGCGTCGCCTACGAGGAGGCCTGCTGGGCGCTTTACGGCCGCGAGGTCCGCAACGAGATCGTATTCGTCAGCCCGTTTCACACCCGGACGGCACGCGCCGGCCGGCCCGCCGGCAAGTAACGCCAGCCTTAAACGACTTCAACGCTCAAGGAGGTTTGCATGCGGCAGCTGCTGGCCACGCTCGAGAACATTTCGCCCTACTCGCAGTCGCGGTTCATCGCGTCGGAGAAGGGACCCAAGGAGAACCACGACGCGTTCGAGGCCCGGACGTGGCGCGAACGGATCCACACCAACGACGACGGGGAGGTGATCGTCCCCGTGATGGCGCTCAAGTACAGCACCGACGAGGCCGCCAAGCGGCTGGCCATCAGGGTGCCGGGCGAAGGGAAGACGCTGTACACGAAGTACTTCGAGGCCGGCTACTTCGTGGCCGAGCCGCCGAATCTGGGGATCCGCGCCGACGCCGTCAAAGGCGAGTGGCTGTGGATGAGCAGCAACGGCAAGAAGGGCAAGGACGCCGGACCGCGCGTGCGGCGGTGCTATCCGATCATGCCGCAATGGAAGACCGAAGTGAAGTTCATCGTGCTCGACGACAAGATCCCGGAGGAGATCTTCGAGCGCTGCCTGGAGTCGGCGGGCTGGTTCGTCGGCATCGGGCGGTTCCGGCCGGAAAAGCAGGGCTATTTCGGGCGGTTCAAGATCGCCGACCTGAAGTGGAGCGAGATGTGAGCGACGCAGCGGCCGCGCGTCGCTTCGCTGCGCCACGCAGCGCTACGCTACGCCGCGCTATGCCGCGCAACGCAACGCTACGTATTTTCCCGGATCAACTCACCCTAACAGCGCCGCGCACCGCGCCGCTTCGCTACGCGCCGCTTCGCGACTCAACGCAACGTTTTTCCCGGAACAAATCACCCTAACCACGCCTCGCACCGCGACGCCTCGCACCGCGACGCCTCGCTACGCGCCGCGACGCTTCGCAACGCAACGCTTTTGGATCACTTCACCCCTAACCGCCCAACTGGCCGCAACGCCCCGCACGGCTGCACTACGCTACGCGCCGCTGCGCCTCGCAACGTTACGTTTCATTGCAAGCCGCCGGGCGACTCATGGAGGACCCAATGACCGAGCGACCGTTTGAACGGCATCCCGACACGCGCCTACTGGTGATGCGGCTCGAGCAGGCCCAACCAGGCGAGTCGCTGTCGCTCGAGGAGCTGTCGCGGGTGGTGGGCCGCCCGCTGACGATGGGCGACCCCCGCTTGCGATCCGCGCGGCGCATCGTGCTCGCGGAACAGCGGCTCGTCACCGCCGCGGACGGCAAGGGCAACCTGTGCGTGCTCACGGGCGCCGAGACTGTCGCGCTGCAGGACGGCAACCGCCGCCGCATGGGCAGCCTCGTGCGCAAGTCGCTGCGGCAGTTGGAGACCGTCATCCCCGAGCAGTTGGACGACCCCCAGCGCCTGAATTTTTACGCGTCGCTGTCGTTCGCGGGAGCGATGGCCCACGCCCTCCGTCCCAAGCAATTCGAGCGGCTGAAGGCTGCGACCAACGGCCAATCGCTGGGGCTGGCCGTCGCCCAGACGCTCGAGCACTTGAAATAGCGGCCCTCGCCGCGCGGGAGCACCTCATGAACGACGAACGCATCACGCTCGGCCAGGCACGGAGGTGGCGCGACGAAAACGAACAACTCCGCGAGCGGGAGGCCGCCCTCGAGCGCGAGCTGGAGCTGCTCCGCGGCAAGGTGGAGTCGTTCGAGAAGATGGCCCAGGCGCTGGCCGCGGCCAAGCGCGAGGAGCCCGAGCCGGCGACGTTCAGCCGCGTCTCGGCGCTGATCGTGCTGCTGCTGGGCGGCGGCCTGGGACTGCATCGCTTTTACGTCGGCGACGGGCTGCGCGGCGCGGTGCTGCTGCTCTCGTTCGCCGCCGCGCTCTTGACCGACGGACTGTGGACCGTCCCGCACATCGTGCTCTACGCGATCGACGGGCTGTGGCTGCTGTTCTTCGACAAGCGCGGACGCTGGTAATCGAAACCGCCGGGCGGCGTAGCCCGGCCCCCGCGCCGGCCGAGCAGAGACGGCCGGCGCGGCACTTACATCGGCATGGAGCCCGACCATGGTCATGGACGCGCGCGACTGGGTGGCATGTCCTAATTGCGGGGGGCGGGTCCGCCGCGTCGGCTGGTACCGCTTCGACCACGGCATGGACCTGCTCGGCATCTGCCGCTGCTGCAGCGGCCTGGTATGCGAGCCGCTGGGCGTCGCCGGCGGCGCTCCCCGCTGGTGCGAGGCCCACGACTTCCGCCAGTTGGCCCGCTGCGCCCCGATGCTCCACGAGATCGAGCGGATGCAACGGGTCGTCCGCATGCGGTGCACCAGCGACGTCAAGGTGCCCTGCGTTCTTCGCGCGCGCGAGCCCGAGCCCGCGTTCGATTGGCGGCAGCCCGCCGCTTGGCTCGGCCTGATGCTGCTGAGCGTCTGTTTCTGGGTCGGGGCCGTCCGGCTGGCGGTCCTGCTGCTGGGAGGTGGGTGATGAGCGACCAGCTTGATCTGTTCGAACGCTTCCGCGAACCGCTGGCGACTCCGCCCCCGCGCGAGCCGCGCGTCCCCGAAGCGGACCGGCCGCGGCTGAGCGGGCAGTGCCAACGCATCCTCGAGCTGCTCCGCCGCGGGCCGTGCACCAACGTCGAGTTGGCCGAAGTCAGCTTGAAGTATTCCGGCCGCATCTCGGACCTGCGGAAACGCGGCTACCGGATCGAACCAACCAACCTCGGCGGCGGGCTCTGGCGGTACGAGCTGCTGCCCTAACTTTGGAGACGCTGGTAGTGAAACGCGAAGCTCTCACGCACCCCAAGCTCTACGACCTGGCGTGCCGGCTGGAGGTCACCCGCGTGGAGGCGATCGGCTACCTCACGCTGCTGATTGACTGGGCGAGCGACTACGCAGCGCAGGGCGACATCGGCAAGTGGCCGGATCGCGTGATCGCGATGGCCTGCGACTGGCACGGCAACGCGGGCGCCTTCATCGGCGCGCTGGTCGGAGCCGGCTGGTTGGACGAGCACGCCGAGCACCGTTTGATCATCCACGACTGGCCGGAACACGCGCAGACGTGGGTGCGTGCGAAACTGGCGAAGGCCAAGAAGGATTTCTTGGCGTGCTACAAGCCGGGAGTGGCGTCTGGAGAGCGGTCTACAGAGCGGACTGGAGAGCCTTCTCCAGAAGCGTCTCCAGTAGCCTCTGCAGAGCCTTCTCCAGTCGCTTCTATAGAGCCTTCTCCAGAAGCGTCTCCAGTAGCCTCTGCAGAGCCTTCTCCAGTCGCTTCTATAGAGGCTTCTCCAGAAGCGTCTATAGAAGCTTCTGCAGAGGCTTCTCCAGAGCCCACTACAAACGATAACGATAACGTTAACTACTCAGAGAAGACTTCTCCTTACGGAGAAGTGAGTCCCGAGACGCCCGAGGCGTCGTCGGGACCCCCGGACGTCAGCCCACCCAGTCGGTGGGTGTTCCCGGTCAAGGCAAGCAAGGCGTCCGCGGCATCCCAGTGGGCGTTGCCGGAACGCGATCTCGCCGAGTACCGGCGAGTCTACGGATCGCACCTCGCGGTCGAGGACGAGCTGCACAAAGCCCAGCTCTGGCTTCGCAGCAATCCGGCGAAGCGCAAGACCGCCGGCGGCATGCTGGCCTTTCTCACGAAGTGGCTCAACCGCACGTCGGATCGCACTCCGGTGACCGCCCGCAGCGGCGACGTGCGCGGCGCCCCCGACCGCAACGCGATGTGGCGCGCGGTGGACGAAGCGTGCGAGCGGGACCGGCTGGCAACGATGGAGGTGAGCGATGGACCTTAACGCGACCCGCAATGTGATCCGCGCCGTGGGCGTGGCGTTCCCCGCGTACCGCGAGTGGCTCGCCAAGTCCGCGGAGGCGGCGGCAGTCGAGAGCGGCGCCCCGCGCGGCGACGAAGCGGTGGCGATGCTGCGCTCGATGCAGCGCGTGCTGACGGACGTCTCATGGGAGGAGGTCGAGCCGATCCTGGCGGAGCTCGAGCGCGGCGACCTGGCGATGCCGCCCTATGGCGACGTGCCGCGGTTCCTGCGCTCGCAGGCCCTCGAGCGGCGCGCCCTCGCGGCGAAGGCGGAGCGCGAGCGGGCGTTCTGCTACGCCGAGGCGCCCCGCTACCGCTGCCTCCACTGCCGCGACACCGGCGTCGCCCACGCGCTCGATCCGCAGTTCGTCTCTGCGGTCCGGATTCGCTTCGAGGCGATGGCCGACGACGAGTTCGCGGCGACCGACGGCGGTTCCTGGTGGCTGCGGGCCAAGCACTGGTTCCGCGCCGAGCACGGCCCGCGGAAGGTCGAGTACAGCGCGGCGTGCTGCTGCATCCGCGGCGATCGGCTGGCCGACCGCATGCAGCGGCTCGATGAGCGCCGCATGCCCGTGCTGCACGGGCTGCTGTGGGTCCGCGAGACGCTCGCGGCGTGGTACGAATCGCATGATCCGTGCGAGGTTGAGTTCTGGGAAGTGCCCCAATTCGCGGAGGAATAGCTATGGCGTGGGAGATTATCGAGAAATCGAGTCTGGGCGGGTGGCAAAAAGGCGCATGGAGCGAAGTGCCGTGCATCAGCATCACTCGCAGCAGCATCACGGTGAACGCGAAATTCGCCGAAGTTTGGCTGCGGGGTAAAACGCACATGCTCGTCTGCATCGACGTGGAGGGCCGGCGGCTCGGGTTTAAGCCATTGGAACGCGGCCAAGAGTCGCCCGACGCATTCACGATTCAGCGGCCGCGCAGCAGGGAAGACAGACTGGCGTCCTGCTCGATCGCATGCAAGAAACCGGCGCGAGTTTTCGCCGACTTGGTCGGCAAGCGGTTCCGCGCGTTCATGAATCGTCCGGAGTCGATCATTGAAGTCGACCTATCGCCACGCAATTTTGCCTAACACACGGGAGCAGGAAACGATGGACGCATTGGTGACGGATCTGCGCGACCTCGCCACCCGCTACGCTGCGGACTCGGCCATGTCTGCGCTGATGACCGAGGCGGCGGACGAACTCGAGCGGCTGCGGTTCGCCGCTGACTACTTCCGCATCTGGGCGGACGCCGTGGCTCGCAGCGTGTTCGACACAGCGCCCTGCCGCGTCTGTGGTTTACCCGTGGTGTGCCTGCCGGACGGCTTGCCGCTGTGCGAGCCGTGCGCAGAGCGCGATGGCGACATCGCCAACGCCCCGCACAAGCACGAGGCGTACGAATGATCCGCGAACCAATTCCCCGCGTGCTCGAAGGCTTCAAGATCGCCGGCGATCCAGGAGCAGTCGACGGAGCGTACGTGCTCTTCCACCGCGGCCAGCGGCTCAACGTGATCGCGAGCAACGGCGGTGGCTGGGACCACGTTTCGGTGTCCACCGCCACGCGCTGCCCGACGTGGGAGGAAATGGAGTACGTGCGGTCGCTGTTCTTCCGCGGAAGCGAAACGGTGATGCAGCTTAGCGTGCCGCGGGCACAACACATCAACAACCATCCGCACTGCCTGCACTTGTGGCGGCCCCAGCAGTGCGAGATCCCCCGGCCGCCTTCGGAATTCGTTTAGGAGCCTACTGATGTTGAAGGCGTTTAATTCGTTCCAACTGGTAGTCGCGTTCGCCGCATTTCCGTTCGCCATTTCCTGGCTTGCTGACGCAACTTTTCGCGGTGCGGGCGTAGCGTTCTACGTCGCGTGCGCCGCTTACGTCGTGTCATTCGCAGTCATGGTCGGGTGCGTTTACGAAAGCATCGACTAGCGCATGAAAAGGCCGCGGATATAGAGGCGTGAGCCCACACGACACGAGGTCGAATTTCGTCCGCGGCCGGCCGAAGCATACCACATGGAGGAATGATGAACCACGGCGACAAGGAGCGCATGTGTGCGTGCGGCCGGAGCATGTCGCGCGAGGACGCGGAGTTCTGGGGCGAGTGCGAAAAGTGCCGCCTCAAGCCGGCGATTCGCTCGCGACAACGAGGCGACGAAGGAAGCAGCCCGAGCGCGGCTGATCGGCGCTACCACGGCGGCGAGTTCGCCAAGGGGGAGTGGTGAGCGAGCGCATGAACGGCAAGCATGTCATCGCGATCGACCCCGGCCCGCTGACCTCCGCGCTGGTCGTCATGGACGGTCCGCGGAGCATCGTCGAGGCGATGATCGTCGACAACGCCAGCGCGCGGGAGTTCGTCGCGTTCCATCGCCACGAGCGGCCGGTCTACGCCATTGAGTACACGCCGCCGTACACGCTGACGATGGGCGGCGGGCGGGCGTACGTGCCCCGCCAGGTGGTCGATACCGCGATCGAGATCGGCCGCCTGTGGGAGTGCGCCGCCGACGGTCCGGTGTCGCTCGTGTCGCGGCTCGACGTGAAAAAGCACCTACTCGGGCGCGCCACGGGCGGCGACCCCGACGTGCGGGCCGCGCTGCTCGATTGCTGGGGCTGCCGATCGACCCGCGAGGCCAAGGGCACCGCCAAGGCGCCGGGGCCGCTGGCCGCGATCACCAAGGACCTCTGGGCCGCGCTCGGCGTCGGCGTGACGTTCTGGGAAACGAGGCTAGCGCGGCAATAGGCCGCCAGAGGCCACCAGACGCGACAGGCGTTAGGTGGGCTCCTGGGGCCGCACAAGACCGCACAGCCCGGCCCCTAAAAAAACCGCCCGCGATTGCTCTTTGCAGCGGACCGGCTCGACGATGGACCGCGTGCCCCTCCCGGGTTCGAACCCTTTCCGCGCCAGGAGCCCTGCGCATGACGCTTTGCGAGTTCCTCAAACAGGCCATCGAGGTGGGCGAGACGATCGCCCCCACCACGCCGACCAAGGTCGACGACTTCGTGCTGCTGGGCATGAAGCTCCTTCAGTCGCGCAAGTGCCCGCAGGACGCGACCTACGCCATGCCGGTCGACGACCTGCCGGAGGAGACGGTCAGTCTGGCGGCCGCCTACGCCGACGCCCTGGAAGCGGCCTTCGCCTGCGAGGGCGACGACTGCCCCTGCGACGGCGAGGGCTGAGCATGAACCGCCTCGCCGCCCTCCTGACGTGCCTGCTCTGGGCCGCGCCCGCCGGGGCGCAAATCGCCGTGCCGCCGACGGTCCCGCCCCATCGGCCGATCGTCGCCACGATCGACGTGGCCGGAGCCGCGGCCGGCTCGGTGCAGGTGCTGTGGGAGGCGGACGAGGCGACCGCCCTGGAAGTGATCGGCGACGGCGGCCGCGTGCACTGCTGGGCTCCTCCCGGCGAGCACTGGCTCCGCTGCAACGTCTTTCGCGTCGACTGGGAAAGCCGCCAGTTCCGCGTCGAGCAGCACCGCGCCGCGTTCCGCGTCGACGGTGCAACGCCCGGGCCGGATCCTCCGGAACCAGGCCCCGCGCCGCCGCCGGTCGACCCGCCCGGACAACTCGCGGCTTTGCTGCCCGCGGGAGCTGATCGCGCGAAGTTCGCGGAGTTCTACCGCGACCTGGCCGCCGTGGTGGAAGCGGAAACAGCGACGATGACCACCGGTCAGTTCCGCGAAGTGCAGCGGCTTTCGGTGGAGCGATTCAAGGCCGAGCGGCGGTTGCCCGACGCACCGGCGCTCAACAAGCCGATCAGCGACCGCATTGCGGCGGCTATCGGGATGGACGACCGGCCGATGGATACGGCGCTCAAGGCCGAGCTAGTCGCCGCTCTGCGGCGCATCGCGGAGGATTTCTAGTGCCTGACCTGCCCCAGCGATTCAAGGCGTGGGAGTCCCCGCAAATCAAGTCGGGGGAGGAAGTCGCGCGCCAGTACGAACGCGGATTCGCCGGCGCCTTGCATTCGCCCGAGGCCCGCGAGCGATTCCTCGACGGCGTGGCGATCAAGAGCGGCGACGACGTGTGCCGCATGTTCGGCTACGAAGATTCGGCCGCCGGCAAGCTGATCATCCCATTCGTCGAGTGCCTGAGGGCCTATCCGGGCTGCTACCCGGGCGGCTACCAGCTCGAAGGCGACTGCGTGTCGTGGTCGCAGCGCAACGCCAACCTGCTGACGCTGGTCTGCGAGGCGGTCTCGGGCGTCCCCGACGAAGTCAGCGGACGCGTCGAAGCGTTGCCGGAGGTCTCCGAGGACGCCATGCGTCACGGCGTGCTGTCGACCGAAGCGATCTATGCGTTTCGGTCCACGAAGCCGGGGCATGGGTGGTTCTGCCACGAAGCGGCCCGCGTGTCGCAAACGAAAGCGGGCTGCGTGCTCCGCAAACAGTACGACGGGATCGATCTGACCCGTTACAGCGAGTCCACCGTGAACTGGTGGAACCGCCGCTCGGTGGCCGCCGGCCTGCAGGAGTCGTGGGACGACAACGTGATTCGCGAAGCCACCGAGGTGCGCAGCTTCGAAGCGTTGCGCGACCTGCTGGCGCGGGGCTTCGGCGCAAGCAGCTGCGGCTCGGAGGGCTTTGCCTGCCGCCGCGACGAACACGGCGTGGACAGCCGCCGCGGCTCATGGGCGCACGCCATGGCGTACGTTGGCGTCGACGATCGGCCGTGGGCGCACCAGACGTACGGCGGCCCGCTCGTGCTCGTGCAGAACAGTTGGCCCGCGTCGCAGTACTCGGGGCCGCGAAAGATCTACGGCACAGACATCGAGATTCCGCACAGCGCGTTCTGGGCGCGCTGGCGAGACGTCGCACGTCGCAGCGTGATCGTGATGGCGGGCGCCAACGGCTGGGTCCGCGACCCGCTCCCTGACTACGATCCGGGGTGGTGACATGCGCTTCGTGCTCGCGATTCTGCTGGCGACGATCGACCCCGCACGTGCGGGCGAGTTCTCCGCCGGCATCCGCGCCACCATCGGCCAGGTGATGGCCGACGCCGCCGCCCCGCAGCCCGACCAGCTCGCCGACGCCGTGGCCCGCCGCGTCGCACAACGCCTCGCCGCGCAGCTGGCCAGCCTGGCCTGCCCGCTGCCGGCGTCCCCCGTACGCTCGCCGCCGCCGACCAGCGCGCCGGGAAGGCCTCGCGCCTCCCGGCCGCTGGTTTGGTCGGACGACCTGGCCGCCGCCCAGCGCGCGGCCGCCGCCGCGGGCAAGCCCGTGCTCGCGTACTTCACCATGAACGGCTGCCGCGCCTGCGAGCAGCTCGAGCAGCTGCACCGCGACCCCGCCGTCGCCGCCGCGATCCTCGAGCGGTACGTCCCGGTGCGGCTCCGCTACGAAGACTCCCCCGCCGAATTCCGCCGCTTCCGCGTCTCCGTGGCCCCGACGCTCGTCGTCCTCCGCGGTTCGTCGACGCTCGCCCGCAAGTCCGGAGCGACGGACCAACGAGCCTACCTGGAGTGGCTCCGACGTCCGCACGCGGCGCCCTGAGGAGGCCGAGGCAGGATGCCGCGCGAAACCATCAGCGTCAACGGAACGCTCCGCGACCGCAAGCTGGGGCTCGAGCTGGCCGACGGCGATTCGGTCCTCGCGGCCAACGTGCAGGCAGTCGCCTCGAGCGGGCTGACCGTGACCAACGTCCGCGTCAACGGGGCGCCGATGCTGGTCAACTGGCGCACCTACGACGCCGGCCAGCTGGTGCTCTACGACGTCGAGGCCGGCCCCGACCCGAGCCTCTTCGAGCACGTCGACTTCACCTACTCGACGCAGGTCGCCCCGCAGGAAACGCAGACCGTGCGGGTCGAGTTCGCGATCGAGGTGGCGACCGTCGCCGGCCTCACCAGCGCCGCCGGTTTCGGCCGCGAGACGACCGAGACGATCGAGCCGGCGCCCCCGGAACTGCTGGACTCCACGGCCGTGGCGGTGCAGCCCGGCAGCTACCTGCTCGACGCGTCGGGCGGGGCCTTCGCGCTGACGCTCGCCGAGATGCCGGGCGAGTGGCTGTTCGCCGACCCGCACGGGCACACGGCCGGCAACCCCGTCACGATCGGGACCGACCAAGAAACCTTCAACGGAGCCGCGGGGCCGCTCGTCTACGACGGCGGCGCCTCGTCGATCCGCATCAGCAGAATTTCGGGAGTAGCGGACATGAGCGTCCTGGTGACGAGCCTGACGCCGATCAGCTCGGCCGACAAGGCGAAGCTCGACAACCTGGCGGTCACGCAGCCGGTCGACCTCGACGCGGTCGAGCAGGACGTGAGCGAACACCAAACGCTCCTCGGCCGCCCCGACGGCTCGACCCATATGGGCAGCTACACGCAGCGCGACGCGGCATTCCCGACGCTGGCCCCGAACCTGAACATGTACCAGACGATGCAGTCCACGGTGACCAGCATCGAGCGCCTGGGGGGCGTCGACGCGACGAAGTACGGCTGCGACCCCACGGGCAGCAGCGATTCGGCGCCGGGGCTGGCGGCGGCGGTCGCGGCGTCCAACGCGTTCGCCACGAACAACGGCACGCTGATGCGCCCCGAGACGACCGGCTCGTCGATCTCGCGCCGCGGCGTGCCCAAGGTGGTGCTGCCCCCCGGCAACTACAAGTGGGACTCGCCCTGCGCGCTCAACTACGCCGATTCGAACACGGTGCTGATCGAGGCCTGGGGCGCGGTGATTTTTCAAGGCGCCAATTTCCCCGCCGGCCGCTGGCTGATCGAAGCGGGCATTCCCGGCTCGATGGGCGGCAGCCCGAACTACACGACCTACGGCGCGCCGTTCCGGCTGAACATCGAAGGGCTGACGCTCCGCGACTACGACCGCGGCATGCAGCTCGGCGTAGCGGCCAACAACATCAACCTGGGCCGGATGGCGCTGCGCGAGTGCGTGTTCATCGGCAAGGACGGCGGCGCGTCCCGCGCGCTGCGGGTGTTCAACCGCTCGGCCGACTTCATCTCGTCCGACTGCCAGTGGGACAACAACCGCGAGTGCGCGGAGTTCCAGAGCATCGACCGCATCTACATCGACCGGCCGCGGGTGCAGATTCGCGACTACCAGGCGGCCGCCGCCCGCGCGCTGTTCGAGGGGATGTTCACGCTGCGGCGCGGGCACATGTACCTGGACAAGGCGACGTTCAACCCGCCGCTGACCATGCCCGAGAGCGTCGCGGCGAAGCCTGTCGGCTGGCTGATGGCCCAGGACTTTCCGGCGTGGGTCACGGGCACGGCCTACGCGCTCGCCGACATGGTGTACGCGGACGCCGGCGCCGGCACGAAGCTCTGGGTCTGCAAGACGCCGCACACGGCAGCGGCCTCCTTCGCGACCGACGTCGCCTCCTGGGCCGAGATCGACCAGACGGGCGCCGGCCCGCTGTCGGCGTGGGCCGACATTATGGTCCGCAAGTCGCTGTTCGGCGGCGAAGGCGGGGGGCTCGTGCCGTGCATCTGGGACTTGGCGGCGCACGACGCCAGCCCGGGCTACCCGCGGGGCGTCTCGATCCGCGATTCGACCTGCAACACGAACACGCAGTGCGGCTACGAGGTGATGGAGTACAACGCGGGGCTGTTCGTCAACTCCTCGCCCATCGTGCTGGTGAATAAGATCCCCAACCGCATCGAGGTGCGGGACGTCAAGGGCGGGACCACGTACATGGTGGCGGCTGACTTCTTGAAGGACTCGACGCCGCCCACGCTCTGGGTGCCCACGCAGACCAAGCCGTTCCAAGCGATCGCCGAAAACATCGAGGGCACGCTGTTCCACAACTACAGCCCGTCGGGCGGCCTGCTCTACAAGTACAGCCCGACGTGGATGCCGCAGGTGCTGGCCATCCCGACGCTGCAGGTGAACGACGTGTCGCCGTACTGGCCCGCGAACGCCAAGGTCGCGAAGACGGCCAACACCTCGGCCACGACTATCTCGCTGTTCTACGGGCTGAACGAAGGGCAGGAGTTCACGCTCTACATCAACGACGCGAATACGACCATCGCGGACGGCACGTACATCAAGCTCAATGGCAGCGGCAGTTTCACGCCGGGAGCCAACGGCGGCGCGATTCGCTTCGTCGTATTCAACGGCGCGGCCTGGGAAGTGGGTCGAGCGGATCACGCATAGGGGCGAAGCGGTGCCGAGCAGGACGACTTACGACATCGAGTGGTGGCAGGAAGCCGCCGAACGGTGCCCCGTGGGCGTGGCGTTCGTCAACGGCGACGGGAAGTACGGCTACGTGAACGCGGCGTTCTCCAAGCTGCTCGGCTGGTCCCGCATGGAGACGATCGGCAAACACTGGCGGGAGCTGACGCCGCTGGAGGAGATCGGGGAGGGCCAGCTCATCGAGCTGGCCGGCAAGAGCGGCGAGCTCGTCGAGTGCTTCGAGACCAAACACCTGAAGACCAAAGCGGGCGGCGAGTTGCTGGTCAGCGTTTACGCCCACCGCATGCCGCCGCATGGAGATTACCGAGGTTGGGTGATGTTCGTCACTGACGCTACCGGCACTCGCGAAGCCGTGGAGAAACTGCGCGCGGAGTACCTGAAGCTGACCGGCCGCATCGAGGGGATGCAGGACGACTCGATCAAGTGCCAGGCCGCGTGCCTCGCCGAGATCAAGCGGGCGCAGGACGCCGCGGAAGCCACCGCGCGCCGCCTCGACGACATCACCGAGGCGCTGATCGCCCGCAACGGCAGCGGCGGCGGCAGCCGCGTGAGCATCGGCGGCGACTACAGCGGCCGCGACAAGACGAACGCGCCGACGATCGTGCTGGTGTGGGTGGTGGTCGCGGCGATGGCGCTAGGCCTCGCGGCGATGGGCGCCCGCCTGGTCGCGGGGATGGACGACGGCAAGCCCCAGGTGACCGTGGAGCCGTGACGCGTGCCAGGAGGGCGCACAGGTGAACCGTGCCGGGCGATTTGCGGGGCCGAACGCCAACCCCAGCCACGCGGCTGCGGGCGCGCTCACCCGCGAGCTGCAAGTGGGCGACCGCGTGTTGTATCGGCGGGGCAGCGTGGAGATGGATCAAGTCGGGGTGATCGAAGCGGTTGAGAACGACCACTACTGGATCTGCACCCGCGAGGCCGAACCGTTTCGCGTGCGGCGCTACGGGCAGTGCGTGTTCTACCCGCCGCCGTGGGTGATCGAGGAGCGGGCCAAAGCGATTCGCGAGACGTGGTACGACGCACGATTGCGGCAGCGGATGGGCCTGATGCCGCTGGCAAACGGAGGATTGGACGATGAATCGCCTGCTGGTGCTGCTGCTACTCCCCATGAGCGGCGACGCCGTTGGACCCCTGCCCGCCGTCACTGACGCAACCGGCGGCCTGAGCGGACGGCCCGCGGTCGCCGTCTCGACGCCGGTGCCGCGCGCGGTGCGGCAGATCGAGGCGATCATGTTCGGCACGTTCGATCCGATGGACGTGGAACTGAGCATCTCGCCCCTGGCCGCGTACCTCGCGGGCGACCGCGGCGAGCCGGTCCCAATCCAAGAGTATGCGATGCGCCGTTGGGGCAATGCGGGTTTGGCAGGCGGTTGGAAAGACACGTACCGCGTGCAGTTCGCCGTCATGATCGATCTGGCAAAGGGCGACCACATCATCGCGTTGGACCTGCCGAACACGGCGCGGCTGGCCGGGAGTCGGGCGACCGAGGGGCCTGTGGCGTACTACGAGCGGCCTGGCGTGATCCAGAGATCAGTGCTGTCCGCCGGCGCCGCGAGGTGGGCGGCGAACGTCTTGGCCGCGCCCCCCGAGGGCGACTTCGACGAAAACGGCGTGGTCGATGCGTTCGACTTCGCGACCTGGGAAACGGGCTACGGCTCGACGTTCGACGGCGCCAACCTGCTCCAGTGGCAGCGCGGCGGAGGCAGCGGCGCTGCGTACGCGCCCGTGCCCGAGGCAAGTGGATCGATCGCGGCGTACCTGCTGGTGTGCATTGCCGCAACCTTCTGGAGGGACTGAGAATGCCGACTCTGTATGGCGATGAACTCGCGCGCTTCAACGAAATCATCGCCGCCCTGAAACCTTTGACGGATCGCTTGATGGCGCAGAACGACGCGATTGGCGCAACCTTGGAATCGCTCGGCGGCATCGCAGCGGAACTCAACGCCTGGGTCGCAGCGGGCCACGTCGAGGCAGGGCACTTGATGCGCCTTAGCCAATTGGTCAACGCTTCGGTGAACCCCGCCAAGGTCAGCAAGATGGTCGCCGCCGTGACCGCGCTCGGCGGCATCAGCCCCGGCCTTGTTCTCGTCACCGACGACCTCGGCGACGGTTCCGCCTACACACCCGTGACTCCCGCACCGTAAGGGCGTAAGCCGTGACGCTAGTCGGACACTGGAAACTCGACGACAACGCCGCGAATACGACGGTAGCGGCGACCGTTGGCAGCAACGCGACTGCACAGCGGAATACGTCGCTTAAAGCTGTCGGAGCTGGCAACGGCCCCGGCGGTTCGCTAGCTGATGCGGGCATGAATTTTGACCGGGATATAACCGATCACGTGCAAACACCTTTAGTGGCCAATAACGGGTCGCTGACGTTTGCGTGCTGGTTGAAGTCGAGTTCCAACGTCAGCGGCGAGTTTCATTACTACATCGACGGGCGAGACTCGGCGACAGATGGGTGCGCCTTAAATGTGTCGATTGATCTAGGCGCACGATTCCAAGTGATCGCGGGGTCGTCTACGGCAGTTGCGTCCGTAACGGCTCACGACGGGCAGTGGCATCATATTGCGGGGTCGTACAACTCTACAAACGGTGCTGTTAAAGTATTCTTCGATGGCGTTGCTGGCGCACAGTCTTACCAAGCGTCGGACCCTAACACAACTACGCAGATTCGCATTGGTCAAAGGTCGTTCGTCGGCAGCAACGTAGGCGTAGAGGGGATTATCGCCGACGTTCGTGTCTACGACTCCGACGAGTCGGCCAACGTCGCCTCCATCATCGACGACGCCCGCCCGACGTGCAGCGTCTCGATCAGCGGCGCGCCCAACGTCGGCGAGCTATTCACCGCGACTCCGCTCACCAACGACTCGACGGCGACGTTTGAGTACCAGTGGTATCGTGCGGACGACAACGCCGGGACGAATGAAACGCCCATCAGCGGCGCCACGTCGAGCACGTACACGACGCAAGCCGCCGACGAGGGAAAGCGCATCCGCTGCCGTGGACGCTCGACGAACACTGGTGGGGCGGGCCTGCAATCCAGCTACGCCTACTCGAGCTACTCGGCGGAAATCACGGCGAGCGGCGGCGTCGAGTCCACCGCAGGCGTGGCCGCGGCATCCGCGACGGCGGCCGCACCGACCTTTGCGACCGCAGCGCCGCAATGGGCCGCGACCAACGCGACGGCCAGCGCGTCGTGCACGGCGCCCGACTTCGCCGCGGCCTCCCCGCAATGGCAAGCCGCAGCCGCGAGCGGAGCGGCGACGGCCCACGCCCCCGCGGCGCAGACCGCCGCCCCGCAGTGGACGGTTCCGCCGGCGACCGCGACGGCCGGGGCCGCCAGCCCCGCGTGCTCCGCGGGCGCCCCGGGGTGGACGGCTCCGCACGCGGCGGCCAGCGGCGCTGCCGCGAGCCCGCAGTTCGCGGGGGCGGCGTATCCGTGGACCGCGCCGACGTGCGTAGCGACGGCGACCGCCGCCAGCGTCGCCGCGGAAACGGGCGGCGTCGTCTGGCAGGCGCCGGCGATCGCCGCGGCGGCCGGAGCGACCGCGCCCGCCGGGGCGACGGCGCCCCCGCAATGGACCGCCAGCGTCGCCACGGCTTCGGCGACTGCCGCGACTCCCAGTGCGACCGGCGGCGCACCGACCTGGCAGGCGGGCTTCGCATCAGCGATCTCCGCGGCGCTGGCGCCGAGCTTCGCCACCTCCGGCTCAATCCGCCCCGCGGGCATCGCAACGGCCGCCGCCGAGGCCGCCGATCCCGAGTACGCGACGGGCGCGCCGCGATGGACGCCCGGCGCGGCGGCCGCGGCCGCGGAGGCGGCCAACCCCGCCGGACTCACCGGCGCGCTGTTCGCCGTTCCGGCCTGCTTTGCAGCGGCCGCGGCTATCATGCCGGAAGCGAGCGGGGCCGGGGCGCTCACGTGGGGAGCCCGGGCCGTGCGGGTGCGCGGCGACACGTTGACGGTCACGGTCCGCGCGGACCGCACGCAATCGACTTAGCAAGGGGAGAGCATGGCCTCGCAACTTTACGCCAGCGGACTGAAACGGCTGCTCGACGTGGGCCTGGACGGCATCGCGCCGCGGCTGCTGCTGCTCAACAATCCCGGATCGCCCTACGCGTACGACGAAGGGCACGACTTCGTCAACGACGTGGCGGCCTACGAGGTCGCGCACGCGTCCTACGCCCGCAAGCAGGGCGGGGGAGTGGACTTCTCGCTCTCCTCGCAGATCGACCTGGCGAACAACCGCGTCGAGCTGGTGTTCGCGGGGCCGACGCTCGTGTGGCCCAACCTGGCGGCCGGCTTTACGCTCGACTGGATGATCCTTTACGACCACCTGGGCGCCAACGACGCGGCCAATCCGCTGCTGTGCGCCTTCGACATCGACCCGGCGGTCCCGACCAATGGGCAGAACTTCACCGTCACCTTCGACGCCGGCGACGGCAACATCCGCGTCAGCTACGCATGACCCTCCGCCGCATCATCGCCGGCTACTTCAACCACGGTAGGTCGTCGCGCGCCGCGTACGCGATCGACTGGGCGTCGGAGTGGCTGCGCGAGGGCGAGGAACTGGTCGAGTCCAGCTGGTCGTACGTCGACGCCGACGGCGCAGCCGCGGGGCTCGAGCTCAGCGGCGGCGCCAACGACCTGCCGGCCGCGACGCACTACCAGGGCGTGGCGACGGTCTGGGCGGGCGAGGCGAGCGCGGGAACCTACTACCTCACCAACCGCATCGAGACCAACCAGGGCCGCGAGGAGCAGCGCACGATCCAATTGACCACGGTAGAGCGATGAGCGAAGCGGAATCGCAACTCCAGGCGCGGCAGCGCGCGTTTCTCGCCGCGTACGCCAAACTGTTCAACGTGTCGCGGGCCGCGGAGCTCGCCGGCGTCGGCCGCCGGTGCCACTACGATTGGCTTCGCGACGATCCCGAGTATGCTGAACGGTTCGAGGACGCCCGCCAGGCGTTCATCGACGAGCTCGAAGAAGAAGCCTATCGCCGCGCGGTCGAGGGCTGGGACGAGCCAGTGTTCTACGAGGGGGTGAAGGTCGGGGCCAAACGCAAGTACTCCGACAACCTCTTGATGTTCCGCCTCAAGGCGGAGCTGCCGCAGAAGTACCGGGACCGGCACGAAATCACCGGCCCCGGCGGCGGATCGCTGGCCACCAACGTGGTGATCGAACTCCCGGACAACGGGACGGGCGACCATGCCGACCGCGACCGCGCAGAACCAGGCGGCGACGACTAGGGCGCTGCGCCCCCACGCGGGGCCGCAGCGGCTGTTTCTCTCCACGCGCGCCGACATCGCCGTCTACGGCGGGCACGCCGGCGGCGGCAAGTCGTGGGCGCTGCTGGCCGACCCCCTGCGGCACGTCCACCGCCGCAACTTCGAGGGGCTCATCTTTCGCCGCACCAGCCCCGAAATCACCAACCCGGGCGGCCTGTGGGACGAGGCGGGCGAGCTGTACCCGCTGACCGGCGGCGCGGCCCGCGACTCCCGCATGGAATGGCGGTGGCGGACCGGCGCGCGGATCGCGTTCCGCCACATGCAGTACGAGAAGGACAAGCACCTCTACCAGGGCACGCAGGCCGCCTACTTCGGCATCGACGAGGCGACGCACTTCACCGAGTCGCAGGTGATGTACCTGATGAGCCGCATGCGGTCGCGCAGCGGCGTGAAGTGCTACATGCGGATGACCTGCAACCCGGACGCGGCCAGCTGGCTGGCGTCGTTCCTGCAGTGGTGGTGGGACCCGGAGACCGGCTACGCCATCCCCGAACGGTCCGGCGTGGTGCGGTGGTTCCTCCGTCGCGGCGACCAGTACGTGTGGGGCGATAGCCGCGAGGAGCTGCGGGCGCTGTTCGCCGACGAGCCCGACCTCAACCCGCGGAGCGTGACGTTCATCGAGGCGCGGCTCGAGGACAACCCCACGATGCTCGCCAAGAACCCCGACTACCGCGGCAACCTGCAGGCGCTGCCGCTGGTCGAGCGCGAGCGGCTGCTCAAGGGGAACTGGCTGATCACCGACACGGCCGGCTCCGAATTCCCGGCCGAATACTTCCTCGGCTGCTGGTACGACGAGGAGCCGCCCGAGGACCGCATCGCGCTGCGGCTGGTGATGCTCGACCCGTCCAAGGGCAAGACCGACAAGGCCGACTACAGCGCGTTCGTGTCGATCGCCGTCGGCTACGACGGCCGGTTCTACGTGGCCGCCGACCTGGCCAAGCGGCCGATCCCGCAGATCGTCGAACAGGGCGTGCGGTTCATCCGCGAAGAACGCCCCAACGCCTTCGGCTGCGAGGCGAACGGCTTCCAGGAGCTGCTGGCGACGGAGTTCGACCGGCAGTTCCGCGCGCACGGGATGCGGCTGCCCGTCTACACGATCGAGAACCACGTCGCCAAACGGGTGCGGATCCGGGCGCTGGGGCCGCTGCTGGCCCACGGCCGGCTGAAGTTCCGCCGCACCAGCCCCGGGGCCAAGCTGCTGGTGACGCAGCTGCAAGAGTTCCCGGGGGGCGACCACGACGACGGTCCGGACGCCTTGGAGATGGGCGTCCGGTTGTGCGAACGGATCCTGGCAGGGGAGGTCAACGACCTCTGACGGCGATGGAACGCTTACCTTATCGCGAGGCCTGGTCCCGCAAGCGGATCCCCCAGCCCACCCGGGACCGGGCGCTGGCGCTGGTGCGGCAGGGCGTGTCCCCGCGGATGGTGGCCTACCGGCTCGGGATCAGCGTCCGCTCGGTGTACTACATCAAGGCCCGCCGGCGTTGACGTTTGCAGCGGAACGGCTCGAAGCTGCACCGCATGAACGAGCTGGAACGCCTTCACGCGGAACACGAAGCAGCGCGGCTGCGGGCGGAAATCGCCGCCTTCGAACGCGTCGCCCGCGCGCGCGAGGCGCACGCCGCCGTCGTGCTGCCCGAAGCGTGGGGCGACGTGGTCGACCCCAAGGAGTTCCTCTTCGACACCCCCGGCTGGTACAGCGGCTCGACCCCCTGGGTCACCCAGCCCGAGGATACCCGCGACGGCCGCTTTCGGCCCTTCTTCGAGACCGAACTCGAGCTGCACGAGTGCCGCGGCGTGGGGCGGTTTTTCGCCCAGGCCGACGGCATGTCGATCAACATCCTCGAGAACCTGCTCAACTACACGCTCGACACCGGCTTCAAGTACCGCATCGAGGCGAAAAAAGAGGGCCAGCTCAAGGCCAGCGCCGGCCTGCTCGCCGCCGTCGAGGAAGTGGTCGACGAGTTCCTCGAGCGGAACGAGTTCGTCAACAACTTCGACCGCGAACTGTTCGCGGTCAGCCGCAGCGAGGGCGAGGCGTTCGTGGCGCTGGACGACGCGGGGGGCGGCAAGACGCGGCTGCGGCGGATCCCCGCCGAGTGCGTCACCGAGCCCGACCGGCCCGAGCAGCTCGAGGACCACTACGGCCTGCCGCCGAGCGTGTGGACCTTTGGCGTCGCCACGGAGCCGGGGGACGCGGCCGAGGCCCGCGCGTACTTCGTCAGCCACGACAACAGCGGGGCCGACTGGGAGCTGATCCCGGCCGCCCGCATGGTCCACCGCAAGTTGAACGTGCCGCGGGCGGTGAAGCGCGGCTTGCCCGACTTCTACCCGGTGAAGTCCGACCTCCGCCGCAACGCCAAGCTGTTCGACTTCACCGTCGTCGGGGCCACGATCCAGGCCTCGATCGCCTACATCCGCGAGGCGGTCAGCTCGGGCAAGCCGCTGGACGCCAACAACCTCGGCGTGGGTGGGTTCACCGCCGAGATCCTGCGGCCCGACGGCCAGCGCGAGACCGCCAACTTCAGCGCCAACCGCCCCGGCAAGATCATCAACGCCAAGGGCTACAAGTACACGATGGGGCCGATGGGCCAGTCGTCGGCGCCGACGTTCTGCGAGATCGTGCAGATGGGCATCCGCCTGATCGGCGCCCGCTGGCAGATGCCCGAATACATGATCTCGGGGGACGCCAGCAACAACAACATGGCCAGCTCGATCGTCGCCGGCGGGCCGTTCGACCGCGCGACGCGGGTCAAGCAGCAGAGCGAAGCGAACTTCCACCGGCAGCTGCTGTGGAAGGCGATCGCCGCCGCGATGGGGAAGGGGGGCCGCTTGGCCCGCTACCAGCTCACCCTGCGGCAGCTGCGGCAGATGGTCGAACTGGTGATCGAAACGCCCGAGGTGGCGCCGATCGATCCCGAGGTGCAGACGCGGCGGCGGAAGACGCTGCACGACGCCCGCGTGCTCAGCGCCCAGACGTGGACCGAGAAGGAAGGATTTGACTGGGACGTCGAGCAGCAGCGGATCGAGGAGGACGAAGAGAAACGGCTCGACCGCGAGCGCAAGCAGCTCGAGCTGCAGCCGCCGGTCGCGGCCGCCGCTTCGGACGGCCTGGCGTCGCCGCGACGGCCCAAGCTCCCGCGAAAAGCGGTGCGCGAGCACCTCGGCCCGGGACCGCACCCGAACGGCACGCCGCAGAGCGTGCACGCCAGCGCCGACAAAGGCGGGGGCAGCGGAGGGGGCGGGCGGCCCCGCAAAGGCCGGTTCGCCAAGAAGGTGCCGGCGGGGCGCGTGCCCAAGACGGTGGAACGTGGTTCCGAAGCGAGCATTCGCGAAGCCGAAGCAAGATTCAGCGACGCATCGCAGATCGCACGACTGCGACAAGTGCCGGAGGTCGCGTTTCGCTCAAACGTCCAGCCGGCCGAATTTCTTGCCGCGCAAGCCGGCATGGAGCGCTCGCCCTACCTAACGCAGCACTCCGTCGAAACTTTGCAGCAACTCGTGGCGGCGGGGGGTAGCCTGCATTTGAGTGAGGACGGCCGCACTGGGTACGTACTGACGGCGGCCGGCGACCTGCAGAACCTCTTCAACAACGGCGGCGTGCCGGGCGCCGGGCGGGCGGCCCTCGTGGACGCAATGGCGAGCGGCGCCGTGACGCTCGACTGTTTTGACCCGCATCTTCCGCGGCTTTATAATGCCTTCGGCTTCAAGGCATACGACGCTTGGGCGTTCGACGACGACTATTCCCCGGATGGGTGGGACTACGCGAGCAACGCGCGCCCTGACGTTGTGTTCATGCGTTACGAGGGATCTCGCGATGCCGCAGAAATCATTGCCCGCATCGGCAAGCACGCCCGCTACGCAAACCCCGCCGACCGCACCGGCTACCCAGAAGGCCAATCCCCCCCAAGCCGAGTCGCAGAATCCGTCGGAGCGAATCATCACGGATCCGGTCGAATTCATGCGGAAGATGGGCTACATCGACTAGAGGGGCGCGATGAACCAAGGCAGCGACGGACGGACGCAGCCGTGCGGCTCGAAGAAAGGCGGCAAGCTCCGCCTGGTGATGGGCCGGCCGGCGAGCACCAGCGAGGCGGACTTGAGGAAAGCCGCCAAGGCGATCTACAACGCGCTGATGGACGGGCGGAAGAGCTGACGTCGCACGGCGATGAGGGCGAGCATGAACTCTCCGAAATCTCCGGACAGTTCGGAGCGGCAGCCTACCAAGCCACGGCCTACCGAAGCCCCGCTGACCGAATCGGCTCCCCCGAAGGAAACGGACCACCAGGCGAAGACTCCGGAGACTTCCGAGAAGGAAGGCCAGGAGGAGTTCTGCCGGCGGATGGGCCTCATCGACTAACGCAGCCTGGCGGCGAGCGTAGCGCCCAGTTGCGGGAAGCCGCCCGGCTTCTCTGGATGGGCTATCCCTAACCTCCGTTTCTCAAGGAAGGGTCACATGTACGACGGCGTCATGACGTTCATCGCCAACGCGGCCATCGCCAAGGGCCGCCGCGTGAAGCTCCACACCACCCCCGGCCAGGTCGCCCTCGCCGGCGACGAGGCCTATATCGGCATCGCCATGAGCCGCACCACGGCGGCCGGCCAGCCGATCGCCGTGCTCGACGCGCGAGCGCCCGGCCTGCAAGAGTTCGTCGCCGGCGGGGCCATCGCCGCGGGCGACAGCGTCACCTCGGCCGCCAACGGCAAGATCGTCACCGGCACCGCCGGAGTCGTCGACATGGGCAAGGCCGTCACGGCCGCCGCCGCGGACGGCGATACGATCCTGGTGCTGCCGAATACGTAAGACGTGCTAGCGAATACCTCGCCCTTCGGGCGACGCAATAGCCGGGCGCTCCTCGCGGGCGCCCGGCGTTTTTTATGGGCTCGATCATTTTGGTGACGTCACCAAAATGGTCCGCGGCAACTGTAAAGTGTTGCTTAACAGTTGCCGAACGGCTCACTGCTTGCCGCCACCCCACCGCTGGCCGGCGTAGCGGGCGATCGCAAACAGCGCGATGCCGTAGAGGACGACCATCACGGGCTCGTTCCAAGAGTCGCGGAACAGTTCCCAATTCTCGCGCATGGCGGTGCTCCAAGAGGCCTCAGGCGTACAGCGGGGCGCGATAGCGGCGCCCACCGCACCCCGCAAACTCCGTACCGCCCATTGTACCTCGCTCTTGCAGCCCGCCACGATAGGATGGAAGGCGTCGCCGCGGCCGGCGCCACAAAGTTTTTTGTGGCGAACGCCACGCCGCTTGTGGCTTTGCCACACCGTTTGTGGCTTTGCCACACCGTTTGTGGCGCCCCTGCGAGGCCTCCCCAATGCCCGAACTGCCCACCGCCCGCACCAAGGCCGAACGCCTGTTCTACGAACGGCTCCAGCAGCTCAGCGCGGAGCGCCGCGCGATCGTGCTCAAGGCGGTGGGCGACCCGCCCGACTTCGACCGCATCCCGCTGCCGATCGTGCTGAAGCTGATCGAGGACCAGAAGTTCGACGCGTGGAAGTTCTACGTACTGATCTACATCCTAGCGTTCACCGGGATGCGGCGCGAGTACGGGGGGCTGACCGAGCCGCTGCCGGACCTGGCCGACGAGGACCGCCGCGTGCTGGGACCGCCCGACCCGACCTGGCGGGAGGACGATTTTGACCTCGACCGGCCGCCCGCGGTCGAACCCGCGGTCCGGGCGGAAGCGGAGCAGTGGGCCGACCAGGCCGCCGGCACGCTCGCCGACCAGATCGTCCGCAACACGCTCGAAGCGGCCCGCAAGGCGGCGGCCGCCGAGCAGCGGCCGGACGCGGCCGCGATCCTCGACGCGATCGACGACGTGGGGATCGCGCCCGGCAAGACCGACCGCTACGAACGGATCGCGATCACCGAGACGACACGCGGCGTGACCGCCGGCGAGACGGGCTATCGGGTCCGGTTCGCCGCGGCGACCGGGACGACGTTCACCGCCTACTGGCACACGGAGCGTGACGAGCGGGTGTGCCCGGTCTGCCAACCGCTGAACGGGCTGAGCGACGCGCAGTACCTGGCGTTGGGCTTCGCCGGCCCGCCAGCGCACTGGAATTGCCGGTGTTTTCTGACGTACCGCGTGGATCGCCCGGCGGCGGTGGCGACCGTTTCGCCGGCCTGACATTTGTCGGGCCGCCGTTGTTTGGCAGGGCGGAATCACGGCCTGGCGGTTGCACTTTGCAGCGGCGGGGCGGGATTCTGGCGGCATGCAAGTCTTCCGCGAATCCTACCTCGGCAACCCGGACCTCCGCGTCGACCGCGACGCCGGCGTGATCCGGGGCGTCAAGCTGCTCGGCCGCGAGTCGCGGAACGGTCGCGAGTACACGCTCGCGGCGATCCGCGAGGCGGCCGGCTTCTACGAGGGCGTCGACGTGTTCGTCGACCACGGCAAGGATCCGTCGGCCGTGCGTTCGGTGGCCGAGGGGATCGCCGTGGTGCAGAACGTCTCGACCCGGGACGACGGCAACTGGGGCGACCTGCACCTGCTGAAGTCGCACCCGCTGTACGAGCAGATCATGGAGCGGGCCGAGCGTTGGCCGCGGACCATCGGCATGTCGCACGTCGCCACGGGCGTCGGGCGCAAACAGCACGGCAAGCTCGTCGTCGAATCGATCAAGGGAGTCCAGTCGCTCGACCTGGTCACCCGGCCGGCGACGACCAACGGACTTTACGAGCACGCCCAGGAGGCCCCGACCGTGACCAAGAAACTCTCCGCCTTCGTCGAGGAGCTCGACGCGTCCCCGGCCCAGCGGCTGCTGGCCGCCGCCTGCCCGCGGCTGGGCGACCTGGAGCTATCGCTCGCCGAGGGGGACGACCAGCGCGAGGCGAACGTGAAGTTCGCCGTGCAGGCGGTGCTCGCCGAAGCGACCGAAGCGGGCGACGACGTGCTCGCCGAGCTGCTGCAGGAGGCCGCTAAGCCGGCACCCGCGCCGCCCGAGACGCTCGAGCAGCGGCTGGAGCGGCTGGCCGCGACGGTCGAGACGCTCGCCCTCCGCGAGCAGGCCCGCGCGGCGCTGGAGGCCCAGCAAGTGGCTCCGCGGGCGGAGCTGATCGACGAGCTGGTCGCGCTGCGCGAGGCCGACGCGATGGCCGAGCGGATCCGCGACTGGCCCGCCGCCCGTAAGCATCCCGCCCAACGGCCCGCCGTCGCCCCGCTGCGAGCGCCGCAGCGGACCTCCGCGGCGCTCCCCACCGACGTCAAGCAGTTCGTCGCGGCGCTGCGCGGCTGATCGGCCGCCCGGCCGGCGCCCCTGCGCCCCTGAAAGGAGTCTTCCGATGCCCGTTACGATCCAGCGGAGCCCGCGGCTGATGTGGTCCTCCGCGACCGGCCGGTCCGTCCGCAAGCTGCGCCAGCTGTACGAGGAGCACCGCGCGGCGGGGCACGTCAACCTGTTTTACGGGCTGCTGCAGGAGGCCTGCGAAAGCGGCGAGATCGACCGCCAGTCGTTCTCGATCCGCGAGGCGTTCGTGCAGTTCGTCGAGGACGACCGGGGCAACGCCATCGGCCGCGACCTGATCGAGGAGCTCGACCCCGAGCGGGGCAACGCGGTGGTGCTCAGCGAAGCGAACGTGGACACCGCGCAGTTCGCCAACATCACCGGCCAGATCGTCTACAGCGAACTGGTCGAGAAGTTCAACGACCCGGCGTTCATCGGCGCGCAGCTGGTGACCACGACGCCCACCAAGTTCGACGGCGAGAAGGTGGCCGGCGTGGCCAACCTCGACGACTCGGACCTCGCCAACGTGGCCGAGGCGGCGGCGTACCCGCGGATCAACACGGGCGAGGTCTACTACGAGACGCCGAGCACCGTGAAGCGCGGCGCCATCGTGCCGGTCACCAAGGAAGCGATCTTCTTCGACCGCACCGGCCTGGTGCTGCAGCGGGCGGGCGAAGTCGGGCATACGCTCGGCCTCGACAAGGAGAAGCGGATCCTCGCCGAGGTGGTGGGGCTGAACACCACCTACAAGCGCAACGGCGCCGCGGCGGTCGGCCCCTATGCGGCCGCCGCCGACAACCGGCCCTGGGTCAATGTCGTGGCCAGCAACGCGCTGGTCGACTGGACCGACATCGACGCGGCCGAGCAGGCCTTCGCGGCGATGAACGATCCGGACACCGGCAACGCGATCGACAACACGGGCAAGACGCTGCTGGTGCCCTCGGCGCTGGTCGGGACCGCGATGCGGATCCTCAACGCCACCGAGGTCCGGCACGGCACCAACCCGGTGTCGGTCAGCTCGTCGCCGATCAGCGGCTACAGCCACCTCACGAGCCGCCAAGTGCACCGGCTGACCGGCAGCGCCACGACCTGGTTCGTCGGCAACTTCAAGAAGGCGTTCCGCTACATGCAGAACTGGCCGATCCAGGTGGTGCAGGCGCCGCCCAACGCGACCGAGGAATTCAACAACGACATCGTCGCCCAGTTCAAGGCGAGCGAACGCGGGATCGCGGCCACGGTGAACCCGTGGTACGTGATCAAGTGCACCGCGTAGCGCGCCACCGGGCGGCTTCACCTGGCACCCTGCGGAGCCCCTGAAGCATGGCCGAAAAACAATCCCCCGCCGTCGCGGTCGCCGAGCCGGCGCCCACGGCGGCCCGTTCGCACCCGGCGCTGTCGCTGCTGCCCGAGGGTCTGGTGATGGACCTGCCGCGGCGGCCGTGGCGGGTCGTCCTGGAGTTCCGTCCGGCCGGCTCGAAGGAGTGGCGGCGGTACGACGGCGTGCACGAGGCGACCGACTCGATCGACGCCCGGGCGGCCGCGTGCCGCGCGTGCGACTGCGTGCCGGCCCACGCCCGGTTCCTGGAGACTGAGCTCGTCGCGCCGGCCGAGGCGAAACAGCGCTGATGGCGGTCGACGACTACCTGCCGGGCGGACTGACCGAGCGGATGATCGCCGAGCAGGCGATCGCCGACCTACTGGTCCGGCGGCGGGCGCTGGCCGCCGAGATCGCGGCGCTGGACGCCACCAAGCCGGGCGGGCGGCCCAACGCCAAGGAAGGGGACTACGACCACGCGGAGTACCTGAAGCGGCTGTACCTGGAGCTGCGGAGCGTCGACGAGGCGATCCTCGAGCTGCGGGGCGGTGGCGAGGAAATCGTCTACGGACTGGTCTGATGCCCGCGGCCGACTACGCCCACGAACACCTGCTGACCGACGGCGTCGAGACGCTCGCGTTTCGCCGCCGCGGCGGCGCATGGACCGAGGGCGTGCAGGGCAAGCGGGTGGCGGCCACGGCGGCCGACCAGCAGATGGCTGCGGGCTTCGGCGCGCGGCCCGACGACGCGACGTTCGTGCTGTGGGCGGCGACGCTCGGCGGCGCGGCCCCGAGCGCCAGCGACGAGCTGCGGCAGGCCGACGGCACGCTGTGGTCGATCGGCGCCAGCGCGGCCGCCCTGATCGAGGGCGCGGTCGTGCGGTGGCGGTGCCTGTGCCGCCGGCAGTTGGGGGACGACGATGCCTTATGACACGATCGCCACGCGCTGCCTGACCGCGGTCCGGGACGCGATCGCCGCGCTCGACCTGCCGGGCGCGGCGCCCGCGGCGATCGTCGTGCGCAAGAACTTTTTGGCCGACGGCCTGACGCCGCCGGCCTGCGTCGTGTCGCCGGCGGCCCACGTCCCCAAGCGGTCCCCCGCGGGGCTCCGCCGCCGCGACGTCGTGTGCCTGGTGTCGCTGTATTTTGCGGGCAACCGCGAGTTGGTCGGCGACTACGCCGAGCAGACCTACTGGGTCGAAGCGATCAGCGCCGCGCTGCACCTGCCGCCGACGCTGCCCGCCGCGCTGACGGCGGCCGTCCCGGAGATCGAGGAGTCGCGGGTCCGCCCGGGCGACACGTTCGTCCCGGCGATGTACCGCTACCAGGTCGACGCCCACCGCCTGGCGGTGCTGCTGGAAGTGTGCCACGCGGCGGGAGCGGTCGTATGAGCGCGACGCTCGAGAGCTTGGCCGACCTCGCCGGACTGGCCGACGCGCTGGTCGAGGAGCTGCGGCAGGCCGATTTCGGGCCGGCGTTTCGCAAGGCGCTGGCCGACCTCGAGGACGACCACGCGCGGTTCTTCGCGAGCGAGACCGCCCCGGACGGGTCGCCCTGGCCGCCGCTGGCCGAGTCGACGGCCCGCCGCAAGGGGCACTGGATCAAGCTCGTCGAGACCGGCGCGCTGATGGCGTCGCTGGTTTCGACCAACGGCGACTCGGTGCGGTTCGTGTTCGACGAGCAGTTGACCAAGGGGTTCGCGTTCGGCACGCGCGACGAAAAAAGCCCGTTCCACCAATTCGGCACGGCGCGGATCCCGCGGCGCGAGCACGTGGGGTTCACCGACGCCCGGGTCGACCAGATCGCCGAGGACCTCGCCGACCACGCGGCGGCGGTCCTCGCGGGAGTCGTTTGACATGAGCTGCACGGTGCGAGGTTGGAAGTTTCGCGTCGCCGTCGAGGGGGGCGACAACGGCGGGCAGGGCGCCCAGACGTTCGACGCGAACAGCGAGATCTATTTCCCGTCGGCGGTCGAGCTGACCGACTCCCAGGAGCTGGTTCCCATCCCCGGGACGCGCGGCTCGCGGGCGCTCTACGCCGACCAGGCGATGCGGGGCAACCTGGCCGTCGGCGGTGTGCTGAACCTGCGGTTCGGCCGCAAAGACCTCGATCGCTGGCTGCCGCGCATGCTCGGCGCGGCCGAGGCGGCCGACGCGTTCAAGCCGGCCGCGGTGCTGCCGTGGTTCTCGGTGCTGGTCGACAAGGGGGAGTTCCGCAGCGAGTACCGCGACTGCAAGGTGACGCGGGCGACGTTCAGCGGCTCGGCGGGCGGCCCGGTGGAGCTGGCGCTGGACGTGGTGGGCAAAACCTACCACGACTACGCGGGCGCGTTTCCGACGATCAGCTACGCGCCGGGCGAGCACACCCGCCCGCTGCGGTTCGCCGAGGGGTCGCTGACGGTCGACGGGATCGCGATCCTGTTCGAACAGTTCACGCTCGCGATCGACAACCAGGTCGAGCCCAAGTTTTACGCCGGGGCCGAGACGGCGACGTGCCTCGACGAGGGGCGGCGGGTCGTGACGCTCCGCGTCCCCGCGGGCTTCACTGCCGCCGCCAAGGAGTTGTACAAGCGGGGCGACGAGGGGCTGGCCGCGGTGCTGTCGTTCGACAATGGCACGGGGGGCGTGACCACGGTGACGATGCCGGCGATGAAGTGGGCGCGGCGGTCGCCGACGATGAACGGCGAGGGCGCCGTGCCGCTGCAGCTCGAGATGGTCGCCTACCGCACCGAGGCGGGCGACGCGGGGGCCGACGACGACATCCTGGTGACCAACGTCCAGAACTGAGCGGAGGGCCGATGGAGGCGATTCAAGACGGATACACGTTGCGGGGCTACATCGCGGGCAAGCCGGGGGTCTACGACCCGCTGAGCTTCCTGTACCGGCCGGTGCTGCCGCTGGCCAAGAGCAAGTACCGCGGCAAACTGCAGTTGGTGCTGGCCGACGCGGCGATCCCCGACGACCAAAAAGAGGTGGAGGCCGAAAAGCTCAACATCCGCATGACGGCCGAGCACGTGGTCGAGTGGAACCTCCGCGACCACGAGGGGCGGCCGGTGCCGGTGGGGCCGGAGGCGATCGAGCGGCATTTTCCCGCGCGGCGGTGGGACCGGTTGTTCCAGATCGTGAGCCTGGGCGACCAGAGCGACCCGCTGCCGGGCGGCCAGCGGCTGGAGCACGTCGACCTGGTCGAAGCGGCAAAAAACTCGCCTCGGGCGTCCGGCTGATGCTGGACGCCCCGCACGTCGCCTACCGCGACTGCGCGCACTGCCTGAAGTACGACTACGACGAACGGACGGGGGAGCCGCTCGCCGACCTGGCGACCGGGGAGCCGCTGCCGCGGCCCAGCGAAGCGTGGGCGCCGTGCCGGATGCATGCCGCGGGGAAGCGGGCCAGCCCGTGCCCCAAGGGGACGCCGGAGGCGCCGCGGACGCTGTGGCCCCTAAACCAAATGGCCTACCAGTTCGTGAAGGAGGGCTGGGCGGTGGGAACGCTGCCCGACGACGCGATCGTCCGCCGCAACGCTGCTATAATCAGGTTCGTCGAGGAGTCGAGCGAACGGCTCCGCGCAGACATGACCCAGATGTGGCTCAAAACGGCGGCGGGCGTGCGATGGACCCCTTGAACGAACAACGGCAGGCGATCGAAGAAGTGCGCCGCCTGTGGCGGAGCGGACACCCGGAAGTCTGGAACGTCAAAGTCAGTTGCCTGGCGCGGCGGGTGATCGACCAGTTGTGCGACCTGTCGCTCCAGTACATCGACGAGATCGAGAAACAGCGTCATGGCCGACCGCGACGTCACGATTCGCCTGCTGCTGGAGGTGCCGGACGCCAAGGTCCCGCCGCCGGACACGAAGGCGGCTGAGTCGGCGATCCAAAAACTGACCGACACGGCCGTCGAGCGGATGGGCGAGCTCGAAGCGGCGGCCAAGAAGGCGCTGGGCGCCGTGGGCGACGCCCCAAAGCTCGAGCAAGCGGCCCAAAAGGTCGAAAAATTCTCGACCGACGCGCAAAGGTCGTTCGACAAACTCGCCACCGCCGCCTCGCAGACCACCGAGAGCCTGCAGTCGCAGATCCAAAACTCGCTTTCGGATCTTTTGGTCGGCGCCGAGCAGCTCGGCGCCGGCGTCTCGCGGATGGGCATCTCGTGGCTCGTGCTCAGCGAGTCGCTCAACGAGACCGACAGCGCGTTCAAGCGGGTCACCGGCACGATTCTCGGCTCGGTCGGCATCGCGGCCAGTTCGGTCCAGGCGCTGGTGGGCCTGTCCAACACGCTCGGCAGCGTGATCACGCTCTACCGGCAGTTGGGCCAGGTCGCGGCGGCGGGCGGACCACGCAGCGGCTTGGCGGGCGCCGGCCAAAGCGCCATGCGCGGCTTGGCGGTCGGCGGCGTGATTGGCCTCGGCGTGACGCTCGCGGGCCAGGCGGTCCTGGACTACTACAACAACCAGAACGAGGAAGCCCTCGAGCGCGGCCGGCAGCTCGACGCCCAGCGCGCCCAGCGCCGACGGATCGACGAAGCCACGCGGGCGCGGTCGACCAGCGGCCTGCAGCGAGGCCTGCTGGCCGGCGGGGCGGAGTTCGACCTGGCCCGGGCGCGGTTTGGCGCGGGACAGATCGACGAGGCCGAGCTGACGCGGGCGGCCGAGACGCGGCAGTCGGCGCTTGAAGGCGCGTCGGCCAGCCTGTTCGACTCGGCCCAGACGGCGTTCGCCAAGGGGAGCGAGGACCAGGCCGCGACGCTCGCCAACGCCGCCAAGCAGGCCGAGCAAGAGCGGCTCGACGTGCTGCGGGCGCTGACGCAGGAGCGCGAGCGCGAGGTGCAGAAGCAGCTCGAGTCCAACGCGCTGTCGCAGCGGCAGCTCGAGGCGGAGCAAGAACGCGCCCGGGCGATCTCGGCCCGCGCCGGCCGGCTCGACGATTCGTCGTTCGCCGAGGGGAAAGCGGCCCTCGAGCGGTTCCAAAACGCCCAGGGGGCCGGCAAGGAGCAGGCGGCCCGCGACATCGAGCGGATCTTTGGCGCGGGCGGCCAAGCGAGCGAGTACCTCGACCAGGTCGGCCAGCAGCGGATCGACCAGCTCACGCCCGAGCAGCGGGCGCTGTTCGGCGGCAAGGACAGCTCGGAGCTCGCCGAGCTGCAGGAGAAGCTCGACGAGACGCTCAAGGAGCGCGAGGAGCTGATGGGCCGGCTGAGCCAGTTCGCCGTGCAGATGGCCGAACAGACCAAGGCGGCGATCGCGCGGATGGAGGCGATCCAGCAGTACATCGACGAAACGCTCGAGCCCGCGCAGATCATGCGGGGAGGCGCCGGATGAAATACCGCCACGGCGCTTTCGAGCACGACGTGCACGTCGTGCGGTGGGGCTCGCAGACGAAGTTCGCCCGCAACGGCGCGGTCGACACGGTCACGCGGACCGCCGTACTGCGCGGGGCGGTGGTCGGCGCGAGCCAGGCGGAGCTCAAGACGGCGTGCGAGGCGCTCGAGCAGGCCTACCTCTACACGCCGGTGGCCAAGAGCGGCTTGGTCCACGCCGACGGCGGCGACTCGGCGCACGTGTTCTACGCGGCCCAGTCGGAGTTCGGCATTCGGGTCGCGCGGTTTGACTGGGTCGACGGCCCCGCCGAGTACGTCTTCAAGCGGAGCTACGAGATCGTCGTCGAGGTGTCGCTGATGCCGGCCGGCTACGTGGTCGAGCTGGAGTTCAGCGACCGCCTCGAGCAGCTCGGCTTCGGCGGCGAGCGCAGAATCGCCCGGCCGGTGCTGACGGGGCTGCCGGTGGTCCAAACCGTCTACCAGCACACGCCGTTCCGCTACCGCCACTCGGGCAGCGCGACCGGCCGCGGCGATTTTCCGGCGGTCCCGCCCCCGGCGCTGCCGGTGGAGTACCTGCTGCAGGACGAGAGCGGCACGTCGCGGAGCGTGACGAGCAAGGGGGGCGCGACCCGCTATTCGGTCACCTGGAACTACCAGTTCCTCAGCGCGACGAGGTTGCTGTGACGCAGGGCCTGGTCGCGTTCGACGGACTGACGGACATCGAGGCGTGCCAGTTCTCGCTGGCGCGGGGCGTGCGCCCCTCGCGGGGCGTGCTGAAGTCGCCCAACCTGAACCAGACGCCGCCGGCGACGGGCCGGCTGCTGCTGGTCTACGGCGCGACGTCGATCCGGCTGGAAGAGTGCGCGGTCGTCGACGCGTTCGTCGAGGCCAGCGGCGGCGGCCGGACGCTGGCGGTGACGATCGAGGACCGCCGCTGGAAGTGGCGCTACGCGCAGATCACCGGCCGCTACAACGTCCGCCGCGAGGGCGAGCAGCTCCGCCACGAAAAAACGCCCCGCGAGCTGGCCGAGCTGCTGCTCGAGGCCTTGGGCGAAACCAGCTACGACGTGTCGGCGCTGCCCAACGCGGCCCGGCCGCACGTGCACTGGATCGCCGCCTCGGCCGCCGACGCGCTGAGCCGGCTGTGCGCGGCGCTCGGCTGCGACGTGACCCTGGCGCCGGACCAGAGCGTGCGGATCGTGGCGCTGGGGGACGGCGAGGAGCTGCCCGAGCGGGACGACCTCGAGGCGGCCAGCGGGGGCGTCTCGGCCGCCCAAGTCCCCGACCGCCTGGCGATCGCCTGCGGCCCGGCGCGGTACCAGTGCCGGTTTTTGCTCGAGCCGGTGGCCGAAGAGAACGATGACGAGGGGACGGTCGTGCCGGTCGAGGAGGCGAGCTACAAGCCGGCCGACTGGTCGCTCGAGAACCCCAAAACCCTCAGCGGCGTGACCGGCAGCGTGACCCGCGAGGGCCGCACGTACGAGAACCGCGACGCCGCGCTGCGGAGCGTGTTTCGACTGTACCGCGTGAAGTCGATCCTCGGCGGGGGCGGCTCGGCCCAGCTCAACCCGCCCGGCTTCGCCGACGCGCTGGCCGCGGGGGCGGACGAGCTGACGTCGATCCAGCAGCTGCTGCCGCTCTACAACGAGCTCAACCAAACCGTCGGCGACCCCGACGCGGAGGGCGCCCGCTACCGGCCGGCGTTCGTGTCGCTCCGCTACTACGACGACCAGCACGCGCACGCGAACGTCGACGAGCTGCGGTATCCGGGAAGCTGGTCGCTCGACGGCGAGCGGGGCCTGGTGCGGTTCGCGCGGCCGGTCTACGAGCTCGACGAGCAAGGGCGGGCACACTTTCCGGAGTTCATCGCGCTGACCTGCACGTGCGAGGCCGAATGGGCGAGCCTGCACGTCAAAACGCACTACCAGCGGCACCGCGACCGCGTCGAGGGGGCCGATCCGCGGCTGGTGCTCGTCGAGCGGCGCCCCGACCTGACGCTCCGCTACACGGCGCAGTACGCGTACGACCAGTACGAAGGCGTCCAGGACAACAAGGCCGAAGTCGACGCCGAGGCGGACTATTACCTCGACGCCCTCGAGCAGTCGCTGGCCGAGCGGACGACCGCAAGCGCGCAGTACGCGGGGCTCGCGCTCGTCGTGCCCGACGGGGCGATCGAGCAGGTGCAGTGGTCGATCGGGCCGCAGGGGACGACGACCCGCGCGTCGCGGTTCACGCGGATCAACCAGTACGTGCCGACGTACAAAGAATTCAAGCGGCAGGAAGCCCTCGACCGCCTGCTCGCGGGCGAGCGGCCCGCGGCGGAGGCGTGACATGCAGAGCATGCTCGGAACGGAGCGCGAGTCGGCTGTGCGGTACGATCGGCCGTTCGTCAACAAGAGCGGCGAGACGATTCCGGCGCTGGCCGTCGTCGAGCTGCGGGGCGTCGAGCGGTCGGGCGGGCGGCTGGTCTTCCGAGCGTACCAGCCCGGGGGCGACCCCGAGCGGACCGTCGCGCTGAACGGCCCCCAAGAAGTGCCGGCCGGCGGGCTCGGCATGGCGACGGTCGACGCGGGCGCCCCGGCGATCGCGGTGGCCCGCACGATCGATCCGTCCAACGGCGACGTCGTCGGCCCGGTGAGCGGGAGCTGGTTCCTGTCGGACGAGGGCTATGGCTTCGCGCTGTTCGACGTCGACCACCCGGCCGGCGCTTCGGACCCGCACCCGTGCCGGGTCTACCCCGTGCCCAACGCCGCGCTGATCGTGCGGGCGACGTGCGACGCGGCGGTGGGGACCGGGACGGCGTATTTCGAGGCGACGGTGCAGCGGGAGATCCAGGGCGTCTGGTCGCAGTCCAAGGTGCTCGTGCACAACGCCGACGCCCAGGAGTTCGACCAGGGCGACGTGGTGGTCGCGGTGCTCAGCGCCGCGCCGGCGGTCCCGTACGGCGGCCACCAGCGGCGCGTGTGGCGGATCCTCGAGGCGACGGCCGGATCCGCCGGCGCCGCGACGCTCAAGTTCGGCCAGGCCGGCGGGACGATCGCCGCGGGCGCCAGCGGCCCGGTGGGCGGCGACACGGTCTACAACGCGCTGGGCTTCCCGGTCGAAGGGGGCGACCTAGTGCTCTACGGCGACGTCGACGGCGGGGCGGGGCAGGGCGTCCGCAAAGAGATCCTCGAGATCGTCCACGCGGGCCGCGTCCGCGAGGTGGAGCGGTGGCTGCGGAGCATCGAGACGGTGACCTCGGGCGAACCGCCCGGGTATCTGTTCGGCATCCGCGGGGCCACGGTCGACGGCAACGGCGATCTGGCGGGCGGGGCGCTCGAATGGTGGCTGGCCAGCGCGCTGCAGGGCGAGCCCGGACCGGCCGGTCCGCAGGGTCCGGCGGGGCCGGAAGGGCCGCCCGGTCCGGCGGGTCCCGCGGGGCCGGCCGGCGCCGACGGAGCGCCCGGGGCGGCCGGGCCGCAGGGCGCGCCGGGAGATCCCGGGCCGCCCGGACCGCCGGGAGCGGCCGGTCCCCAAGGGCCGGCAGGTCCCGCGGGTCCCCCCGGTCCGGAAGGGGACAAAGGGGACCAAGGCGATCCGGGCGTGGTCGCCGAGGAGCGGCTCACCGACAGCGAGTTCATCGTGTCGATCGACGCGGTCAACGTGACGATGGTGCTCGCGGCGACGGGGCTGCCGGCCGGCGACCCGACGCAGAACGACGCGATCAAGGTCGAGATCGTCTACACGAAGTCGCTGGCCGCGTTCATCGACAAGGAGGACGACGTTGCCGACCAGAAAGAACCGGGAATCCTGCAGGGTCAGCCGTGTCCTTAGGCTGACGCCGGAGCAGCTGGCGCGGATGCGGGCCGGAACGCTGCGCGTCGTCATTACGTTCAAGGAGAGGCCGCACGATGGCCAGCGAAATTAGCCTGGGACATTTCACGGGAGACGCGACCGGACCGCTGGTGCAGTGGGCGGGCGGTTACGGCACCCTCTGGTTCGGCTGGAAGAACGGCACGCAGGAACGCTACGAGTTCGGCACCGCGACTTGCAGCATCGAGATCAGCGACGCGAACGCGGTGAACGGCGTCCGGCCGCTGCTGCACGGGACCGCGCCGGTCGCGGCCACGCAGCGCACGCAGCTGTCGCTGTACCTGCCGCCGTGCTGGCTGCGGGCCAAAGTCGTCGGCGTGGTCGCGGGCTGTAACCTGGAGGTGCGGGTCGTGCCCCGCGCGGGCTGATGGGTCCCTTAATCAACGAAGGCAAGCTCTGGCTGAAGGACGGCAAGCCGCTGGTCGGGACCGATTTTGGCTGCTGCTGCGGCACGGCGTGCTGCCACGGGTTGCTACTGTGCACCTCGGCCGTCGCCACGTTCCAGCCCGGCATCGCGTGCGGCGGGGCCGCGCACGACATTCAGATCGCGTGGCAATGGACGCAGAATTTCGACGGCACCTGCCGGTTCTTCTGGCAGATCCAGGACGTCGACGCGCTCGGCCACGGCGTGGCCGCCTACGCGGACTACGCCGACGCCCAGTGCACCGATCCCGAAGGCGTCTGGGTCCCGGGGGCGATGGGCCAGCACGGCCAATTCGAGTACGGCGGCCGGCCGAACCCCACCGACCTGTGCCGCTGGACCAACGCCACGGTGACGATCGAGAAGCTGGTCAACGGCTACCAATTCTGGGTGCAGGGCGTCGAGGAGAACGACGGGTTTCTCTGTGGGGACTGCGCCGACACCGACGGAGTGTTCCTCGTTGAGTGCCCCTAGGCTGACGTGCGACTTCGACGCCAGCGGCCGCTGCCTGCGGTGCGGCCGCCAGGTGCTGACCGATCCGCGACGGACGTTCGCCCCGTGCCGCGTGCGGTGCGCCCACCTCGGCGAGGCGGTGGGCGTCGTGAAAGTGGCTTGCCAGTGCGGGGCGCGGAAGACCGCCGAGACGCCGGCCCACGTGTGCCGGCGGCACGGGCGGTGCCTGCCAAAGTACCGGCCCGAGGGCGAACTGCTGGACGCCTGGCGGCTGCGGCAGCCGGAGGCGTCGATCTACCATCTGTGCCACGTTTGCGCAAGCTTCAGGAACTCGAGCTAATTGAGTACTACCCGAGAGGAGGAGCGCCCGAAATGCCTGAAAGTCTGCAGCAATGCTTTCTTATCATACGTGCCCCGCCAATGTATAACATCCGACGCACTCGAACCCCGTCGCCATGGCCCACTGGGCGCAGTAGCACCACAACTCTCAGCAGAGTTTCAGAGAATCCCAAACCCGCTTTTTCCACCACCCGAGCAAGTGCATACTGTGAGCAAAAACAATCACATCATCTTGGGAGCGGCACCCTGCACCATACCGGCGGCGTCCCGATACAAGAACGGAACCCAATACACCGGCTCCGCGACGGTTCCACGTTCCTCAAAAAAGCCTGCTTCAACTAGCATTGCTGCCGTTTGTATCGCCTCCTCTCGCGACACACTCCACACACCTGCAAGCGTGTCCGGAGTTTGCTCCGTCTTCTGTCCACGCAGGCCCTCAATATGGACTCGCAGATTGGGATACTCCGCTAGGAGCGTCTGATGCAGCCTTGTGCGAGAGACTGCAGGCAAGGAGGCCTTGAGAGCTGATCGGGAAAAGAGCAAATTCGTGGCAGACGCACCAAGCTCATGCTCACGAAGGCGCTCCTCGCGAGCGCTGTTCAGTAGGTGGATAATCTCTCGCGGCGCCGTCCTCTTCGACCCATCTGCCACTCGCGTCAACATCCAATCTAGCGTATTGGGCTTGCGCTCACCTATGTCGACTTGCTGCGGGAAAATCCTATAGAAGACCTCGCGCTGCCGCTCGAAACTTTCAAGCACGCCACCCACGTCAACGCCAAGATACCCCACAACAGGAGCGTTTTTGAGCGCCCTCTTCACAATGAGGTTTAAGAGAGCCTCTGGCGTCCACTCAATAGTGATGGTGCGAGTGATGTGGCTGGCCTCGCGGAATCCACGTCTCGCGATACGTGACCAAATGTCTGTCCGCAGAAAAATCTTGGGCACAATCCTCTCAAGCGCCAAGATATCCAGGTATACGCGAAATAGCGCCCGCAAAGCATTCTCTTCTAGTTCATGAGATTCGGCGAACGCGACATCTAGTCGGTCCAGCAGAATCCAGAGCCTAACCCCCTCGTGCTCTAGGGCGTCATTGGCCAAGTGCAGCAAATCATCGACGTGATAAACGCCATCACGTGGTCTCGCGGAGCCCGGCGAAAACACAATTTTCGCACTTACGCCTGCAGGGACGGCACTGACCGAGTCGATGCTCATCCCCGCCTCGACAGCAACAGTACCTTCGCGAAACACACGCTTCACATAGTCAAAAGCCATCTGCAGCCTTTCGCTGAGATTGACTTGTTTTGCGTACACGCCCGCCGCAGTAAGCGACTTACGCAGCCTATTGGCTTTGGAATTCTTACGACCGGGTGATAGGGCGGAGGCAATAAGACTAAGGAAATACAATTTCCACAAGCCAACAAACTCGTCCTCGGATGTTGGCGGATCTTGCTGCAACCCCTTAAAGACAGGCGCCCCGCTAGGCTTTTCGGCAGAAACCGTCCTTATCCCTCGACAAGACAATTCCTTAGCGCGACGATTTAGCAGCGAATATACGGCGCTTTTCCCTGCACCTTTCGCCCCATAAATAATGTCTGCCTGACCTCGGAGGACAGCCTGCCACTGTTCCGTCTCAACAAAATAACCTTCCAGCTCACTACTCTCCTCCTCGGCGACACGCTCGCCAAAATCACTCTGCTTTAGCACATCCGACACAGTCGCCACATGACACTCCTTCCAGAGATGCAGGTCGCTTCAGGAAATTCCTGATGACGAGCCAACTCGCAAATACACCTCGATCGCGCCAAGCACCACTTAGCAACCATAGAGCATTTTGCGTCTGCCGTAAAACATGCAAATGCGCCACGAAGCTCTGGATTAGAAGAGAGAACTTGAAGATTACGTAAGCGCATACGTCACAGCAATGGCGGTTGCCGTTGAGCACAGCGACATCGACATGGCCACCAAACGACCCTCCCTCCCTCGCAGCTCCGGCGGCCCTGGCTCTTGCGTCCCTCGACGATCCTGCCGTCGTAGTGCTTGCGGAAGGCGGCGAAACTGCCGGGCTGCCGGTCCATTGCCGGCACCGGCCATGGCGGCCCTGGCCCCCGGGCCGGCCCGAGGGCAGGCCGCTGGGTGCCTAGCGATCGCGGCAGCCGGAGGCGTCGATCTAACACCTGTGTGGTGGACGTGAGTTTTCTAGGGAGGCGACTTAGAAATGCAACTATCCGGAATCTTCGGACGGTTGCGTTGGTCGTTTACACCTAGCCACTGCAGACTTAACCACGTGACACAATTTGCGTAACCTGGCAACTCTTGTAGGGCAGCCTGTGCAGTGCGAAAAGGTCGGGCCGCTAGATCGAAAATAGCGATCTTAGTTCGTTGTCAATCAGTCGAAGGTCGGCCTCAGAAAGTGCGCCCAGTACCGCGGAGCAACGAGTTTTGTCGATCGCACGAACTTGATTAGTCAGTGCAATTGAATCAACAGTGAGGCCGTTTCCAGTGGTCTTCGCGATAGGCACCGCTCCGCGCAGACACGCACGGGCCGACTTGGATGTCAACGGAACGACCACCACGGTGGACAGAGAGTCCGTGAAGCCTTCGCTTTGCACGATTATTGCAGGTCGCTCGCCAAATTGCTCGTGCCCCGATGCGCCCTGAGGGCGTGGCAAGTAGACGCGATAAACATCTCCCTTCTTCATAGCCGAGCCTCAAGCCTCGTCTACATCATCATCCCAAACCTCGTCGCTCGCAGCATCCCAGGCTGCACGCTCCTCCGCGTCTGCGAACCCGCCTAGGTCTTCGGAGGTTTCCTCCATTTGCAGAAATGTGCAGTCAATTGCTTTGAACGCAATGGCATCTGCATTCGTCATTCGAAGAACGTTCTTCGAATCTTGCATGATCTTCACGCCAAAATCAATCTTGGTGGTTGCCTTAGTCTTCATCTTGCTGATCCTCGGACTGCCGCTCTTGAACATAAAAGGAAGTCCTGTCTATTTCTTCTCCATTCGCTAGCAGCACGAAGTCATAAGAGCCTTCGTGCTGAATTCTGAGGCGTGGAATTGGGACGATAACGTTCGCATGGACTAACCGCCCCGGAACATCAACTGCCATTCCAACCGCGCGAGCCAGAACAGCGTTGCGACGATTTAGGTCGCGAATCTCGATTACCAAGTCGTAAAGGCCTTCGGCGTCGGTGAATTGGCAAAAGGCCTCTACCGCCACAGTGTTGCCCGGTATTTTGTCGACCACGAAACGCGAGAACGTGTTCACCAAGGTGATTTTGCCAGTACCCGCCTCCATGATCGTGCGTTCACAGAGCAATATCGCCTTGCATTTCGGAAGGGAAACACCGCGTTCCATTGCCCGACCACCAGAGCGACGAGTAGAAAAAACTCATCCCGCGCGAGAATGCGGAACTCTTGCACCGTCAGCCAGCGTTAGTGCAGGAGTCGTTGCACTTGCCAAGCTGCAAGTGCGATTGAAGAGAACGAGCCGTCTCCTGAACCACCACCCTCGCGCATTCCTATTTTATCATTCGGTAAACTTGGAGCAACGTCTGCAGTTCCGGCGCTTCAGGAACGCCTTGCGGAGTCCGACAAAGCTCCACAAACACTTCGCTGCAAACAGTTTGCGACATTAACATTTGCGGCCGCTAAGCAAGTCTAGACTGCCAATCAGGCAATGCGCCCCTCCTGCGGCAGGGAATTCTTAATTCCGCCCCCCCGCTCACAGTTCCGGCGGCCCGGGCCTCTTCCGTCCCTCGACGATCCGGGCGTCGTAGTGCTTGCGGAAGGAGTCCCCGGCCTGGTCGCTCACCGCTTCAGCCACCGGAAGAAGCCGCGTTTGGCGGATGCCGGCGGGGCGGGCAGGGGCTGCCAATGGGTGATATCGTGGTCAAATGCACCTAGCCACTTTGAACCATGCCACCGCTGTATGTACATATCGCCATCTGCCCACATGCAAACATACCGTCCATTAGCGTCGGGCAGGTTGGCCGGAAATGTACGCCACCGCCGCTCCTCCCGCAGCCGCTCGACCTCGGCGCGGAGGGCGGTGAGTTCGGCGCCTTGTAACCGCATTTTTTCAGCAACCCAACCGAGCCCGCCCGCATTTTGCAATTCCATAGATTCTCCTTCGCTGGCTGCGCTAGGTGTTTTTTCCTGTGATAATGGACTTCAACAGGTAGTACACAGCCTTGGCGATGAGCATGGGAATGTGATACCAACGCAAACGCGGATCAGTCATCGCACCCCTCCAACTGTTAAGTGCCGCTTAATGGTTCACAGGTTACTGGTCGTCCTCGACCGCCTGGGCTAGCTCGCTCCCATCCAGTGCGTCCAGAGCGGCGTGTAGTGCGTTGGCACACCTGCGGCGATAATTGCCTCGCATCTCCGCCGCAGCCCAAGAAGGGCCTTCGGCGGGTCGTCCGATCCATGGCAGTGCGTCGAGCAGGGCGAGGCTGAGGCGTTCGTTTGCCTCGCGGAGTTCGGCGACCTGCTTGCGCAACTCAGCCAGGTCTTTGCTTGAGACGGACTTGCCGCAGTTACAGTGGATGGTCCAGGCCTTGCAGAGGCAGACCTGTTCGCTGGTCAGTGCGTCCCATCCTTCCGCTGGCATGCCGTTCATTCGTCATCCTCCTTGCCCCAATGCCGCACATAGTTTGCATCGTCGATGGCGTTTTCAAGCTCATGCACCCTGCTGGATGCGACAGCGTAGCGATCCTTCCACGCCCCGACGGAAAGTTCGTAGTGGCGTTCCATCCGCCGCAGTTCGTTCTTCAGCCACTGGATCGTCAGTAGCCACGTGAACACGGCGCCAACGGCCGAGTAAAGCAACGCGGAAAGCATCAGCGATCCCTCACAGCGCCGGCGGCGTGGGCCGCGAATCAGCGACCAGCCGCGCGTCGCAGCCAGTCCATTAGTCCGTGCTTCTTGCCCTTGGGCGGCGCCGGCCAAACGTGGTCCGATTGTGCCGTCAATATGCGTTGGTCCAAGTAGCTCGCCTCGGTCACGCGCCGGCTGGAGTGGCGGGCAAAGGCCGTGGCGTTCCCGCCCAGTAGTTCAATGTGCGTCAGTACGGTGCGCCGCAGCTTCTGGAACCCACTTTGGCGCCGGTCCCATTTTAATCCAGCCTGGGCCACGATTGCGCGGTAGGCTCGATACATGGTCGAATCACAACGCCAATTGTGCTCCCAGATGAGGCCGCTGTCGGACATGGGTACGAACATCACCCGCAGCAGGCCGCACGTCTCGGGCCGCAACTGATACGTCATGGACAGCCGGCCGCCCTTGCGGATGCGGGCCGGGACGCGGGCGGTGGCGTTGTCCAAGTCCACTAAGTCCCGCGTCATGGCGAGGCAGGCGCCGATCCGCTCGGCTGTGTCCCAGATGAAGGCGTGCAGCGAGGACCACCAGTCGCGTGCACGGTGCGGTCCGACCCAGCCTTTGACGTGGCGGCACGCTTCCATCAGTCGGTCAACCTCCTCCATGCGGTAAGCCAGCGGCATCGGCTCGGGCTCGGCCAAGTTGTGGACCGTCGGCCAAAGCTCGACCAGCCTTCTTTTGGCGGCCCAGTTCCACAGCGAGCGTATCTGCTTGGCCCGCTGATTTGCCGTCACCTCGGTCAGTCCCGCCTCGACGGTCGCCAGCATCCAGCCCGCCAAGGCGTCGTCGGTCAAGTCGTCGGTTGTGGCGGCGTGTCCAAGCCAGTCCGAGAATTGCCGAATAGATCGGCTGTAGTGGTCTCGCGTTTCTTGTCGCCGAATCCGCGTGTTGACCGCCAGGAAGCGGTCGCAAAGCTCTGTCAGTCGCATCGCACCTCCGCCTAATCATGGGGTGCGTCCTGCGGATTGCCGTCCTCTAAATGGGTGGGTGCGGGTGTCCGTATGCCTGCACGATCGCTACAAACTGCCGCCCGACTGGGGCGGTGCGGAATCGGCCTACCCTACGGTACTGGCAGGGAGCCGGTGGACTGCCGAAGGTCGCTGTAACCGCTACACGTGCTTCCTCCGATTCCCAGTGCTCTTTGAGAGAATCCCGCACAATCCGCAGTCGCTCCGGAAGCGACCAGCGGTCGGTTGGGCCGCCACACTCGGCGGCGAGTATGCACTTGTCGAGCATCGACAGAACTTCGCGGTAGTAACCGGATTGCATGGCGGGCCTCGGGGAAAAGGGAAATGGGCAGAGGCCGGTATCCGCGAGGACCGGACGGCGCCGACGTGCCGGTACACCTCTGCCGTTCCACTTGACTATAGACTTTAGCAATGACTATAACAAGGGCATGAAAGTGCTAGTCGAAAACTTCATCGCCAACGTGAATGACTTGCTGCACCGCAGAGGGTGGAGCCGAGCCGAGTTTGCGCGTCGCCTCGGCGTGACCCCTGGCTACGTCACGCAAATCCTAAATGGACACCATGAACCAGGGTTGCGGGTTGTGGAAACGTGGGCCGCAACGCTAGGCGTCACAGCGGCTTACGTGCTGCGGGAAAAAAAGGTGGAGAAAATCGCCTGATTCTGCTTGACGCTATTTAGGAATCGCTATACATTAGCCGACGTACAAAACGTCGGCTTTCTTTTTTGGCACTCTCGCCGAACTGAAAGCCATCCAGCTAATCCGGTAGCCGCGCATGGACGTGGCATGGAGGCACGATGGCTGCACCGAAGGTGCATTCTGCAGCGCTGCGCATGCCTGCAATGTCAGAGGAGGAGTTCACGGCTCTGTGCGTGGACATCCAAGAGAACGGGCTGATCGTCCCGATCGAGCTTTACGACGGCAAGATCATCGACGGTCGCCATCGGCAGCAGGCGTGCGACAAGCTGGGCATCAAGCCTGAGTACGTCGAGACCGACTTGGATGGCTTGTCGCCAGAAGCGTATGTGCTGGCGCTGAATTTGAAGCGACGGCATTTGTCGCCTTCGCAGCGCGCCGCGTTTGCGGTCGAAGACGACGGACCGCTGAAAGCCGAGCGGGCGGCAGCGAAGGAGCGTTATGAGCAAAATGTCGGCCGTCCTGCCAAAGACAAATCGGTACAAAAAATTGTACCGATTTCCGATCACGATGGGCTAGCACAGGAGCGAGTCGCCAAAGCTGTCGGCACCAACCGCGAGTACGTGCGTCAGGCCGAAAAAATCAAACGGCATGCGCCGGAAGTCTTTGAGGAAGTGAAGGCCGGCACAAAAACATTGAAAGACGCGACCAAGGAAGTCGCCCGCGCGAAGCGGATCGAAGAAAAGCGCACCAAGCTAGCCGCCGCACCTTCTCCCGCCGAATCCCCCGGCGCCCCGCAAACCTGGAAGATCGTCCATGCGGACTGCACGACGGCGTTAGCCAACCTCATCCCAGGCAGCGTGCAGCTCGTCTTTGCCGACCCGCCCTACAACATCGGCGTGGACTACGGCAACGGACACAAGGCCGACCAGCTCTCTGAGCAGCAGTTCGTGGAGTGGGCCGCATCGTGGATCGAGCCGGCCGTTGCTGCGCTGGCCGACGACGGCAGCATCTGGGTGATGATTAACGACGAGTACGCGGCGGAGTTCTGCTTGATCCTGAAGCGGTGCGGCCTGCACATGCGGAACTGGATCAAGTGGTACGAGACGTTTGGCGTCAACTGCTCGAGCAAGTTCAACCGTTGCTCGCGGCACATTCTTTACTTCACCAAGTCGGCCAAGAAGTTCGTGTTCAACACGGACGCAGTGAGCCGGCCATCTGATCGGCAAGCGATCTACAAGGACCGCCGCGCGGACCACCACGGCAAGCTGTGGGACGACGTGTGGTGGATTCCCCGGCTGACCGGCACCAGTTCCGAGCGACTGCCGGACTTCCCGACGCAACTGCCGCTGGAGTTGG